CGTCATGCTCCCAGAATCGCTCCCTGCCCAATTCCCAGGTACGCCGTCACTGAGAAGTACAGAGATCAGTTATTGGTGAATTGGGAGTATCATCCTGGTGTTGGATACAGGCTTACGTTTGAAGACGACAAGGGAATTCAGACAGTAAGATTTCTCAGGAAGACAGATGCACTTGGACGCCCTGGGAAGGGTAAGAGCAATATCCACGAATGTCCTGTTCCTCGAGCTCTGTACGACTCTAAAGTAGCAGATCCCGATGAATGGAAGTTGATCCATTGGAACCACAGTACTGCCTTCCGTCATTTTACTCTCGTCTTCGAACGGAAGGTAGGTTTGCACTATGAGAGGTATCAGCAGGTCATCGGCGACAGGGTAGTAGAACACTTCACGGGAGATCCGTATGCTTCTCCATATGACAGTGAATTAATTCTAAACCTGATGAAAGATGCTTTCCATCGAGAGGTAAGTCTTCACGAGGGGACATCACTTATCAATCGGTGGTTGAAGCAAAAATATGGAATTTTTACCGAGCTCGAGGGTCCTCCTAGAAGAACCGGGATTCATGACCAACTCGCATTTCCGACTAAGAGAGGAATGAAGTATACTACCGAACGTGATTTCTATATTTGGCTAAGACAGCAAGCTCCAATCGTGAACATGGACTACTCATCGGTGGAGAAACGAATACCTAAATCACTTGGGATCAAAGAACCTAAACTCGTGTTAAATCTCACAGCCTCTCCTAATATGAAGGGAGACACCATCACGATCACCGACAACTGTACCATCATGCTTGGTGATAAGGAACTTCGTGTTCGCAAGGAAGGCGACAAGCTGATGCTACTAGACAAGGAGTTCAAGAAGCTGTGCTAACCTACAAGAGAATCCTGATCCTGTTAGCAGTTGGGATCTTGAAGGATAGTTCCTACGGGAACAATGTCGCTGGTCTTATCATGACCACAACGCGACGACACGACTCGCTTAAAACAGGTATCTACTCAATGCTGAATCGTCTGTGCGAGATGGGTTATCTTCAGCGATGGATCAACGTCGAGCGGAATCCCCACGGTAAGAAACTGATTGAAGGTCGTCCATTCTACTCAGTGACACCCAATGGAAAGAAGGAACTTGACCGCACTCTCAACGAACTTGAAGCCATGAAAAAGATCACCGCACAAATTCTGAGGAGGGCATCTTGACCCACTTCGAGAAGTATGCCGTTCACTTCTTCATGTTCTGTGGAGCAGCTCTGTCATTTTCAATGGTAGTCGTTTTTATAAACGACGTGCTCACCAACCATTATCAACGACAATGGGGTGAGTTCGCTCTTGTCGGCATCTTCGTCTGTTTGATAATCCTCTTCATCACTGTTTCCAACCTCGTGGGGTACTGATGCAACCCGAGACTCCTAAACCCATCATTGAACCGCCTGAAATCGATCATGCTCCTGTCTTCCGACTCAAGGTTGGCGACGAACTGAGAATGAAGGATCAGCTGTACATCGTCACCAAGATTTTGAAAGGCGGACGGGCCATGATTAAAAGGAGGGGCGCCTAGTGTTCTTCCTGTTGCCTACCCTGAAGCCTTATCCACTTCAGGGCCCACCTCTACGCACATGGCTCGGTGTGACCGGGCGAGGGGCGCATGGTCTGGGGCCATGTAAGCTCGTACTCAGATGTTTTAGGTTCGCGGTAGCCTATTTTGTTCGATACCGCAGCGGATACGCCGGGCCGGCTTTTGACGCCAACTGCAGGAGTCGGTCCGGTGCCTAGATTCTGTCCTACCTGTAACAGCATGTACCATTCAAAGAAGGACTGTCCTGCCACAGAAGTACAACAACTTGCTCATCTTCTTGATAAGCTTGGTATTCAGTGGCAAACTTTCACACTCCACGGAGAAGGGTTGAATCAGCGACAGTCAGCAATCCGTCAGTGCGGCGACGATCTAAGGAGAATAGTCGCTCCCTACCTTAGGAGAGACGATGGACCTCGATCACCAAGTAGTAAAAATGTCAATGGAAAAGATGGCCAAAAAGGGCTATTTCGACATTTGCAGTTTCCGGACGTGGTGCAGGATTCTGAGGGTACATTTACCATCAAGAGATATAGAGAGGCTTGAAGCTCTGCACTGTGTCCATTTTGCTGATATGTCTCCAGAGGTCAAAATCTTTATCCAAGACTGTTGTTACTCAGTTTTCAACAACACAGCTCCTTATCTGCTCACTGAAGACTATGTCCCAATCCTGAGGTTAAAGGCATGAGAGATAAGCAGATAGATGATCTCCGTTTTGAATTGAACAAATGGGTAACTCAGCCTACATTGGTAGTTCAAGCTTCCTCTTTTAACAAGGATCCTGTCACCGGGAAACTAACAATGGCTCTTTTAATAGAATTGAATGAACCAGCTGTACTCCTTCCTGGTATGAAGATCATAGTAGTGCCGGAGTGAGAGGCTATATTCCAAACAAGGTTTGGGTTGACTTAGAGCCTACAAAGCCCATGGTACTATGGGTAGCACGAAACGTCCTCTCTATCCCAGACGAACTAATCAAAGTTCATAGATCAAATCTTGCTTCTCTAATCTACCGTATTTACTATACCCTTGGACCATCTGAGAATAGCTATGTAACTAAGTACAACGCAGCTCGTGCCGATCTAATCGTTTCATTGGTTAAACCTGTGGATGAAGATGAACGAGCTATTGCTATAGCATCAACTCCTGAGGGAGATTTATCCTATTGGCTAGCCTCTCATGTTCTACTGTTTAGCGACACAGAGTTGTCGGTTCTTTGTAATATAAGTGTAGACCATCTTGATAATCCCGGGAGAGATTTAATCCCGTTAGTCAAGACAGCCTATAGTACGCTAAGAAAGATACAACTGAAGGAACCATTACTTCAGAACTGGCATAGAGCTCGGCATATTATGATCAGATATTTCTTGGATGCGGTATATCACGAGATATAATCATATATGTATGACATCAAACAATTTCCTCCGGTTCACGACATAACCCGATAGCGCATCAGAATTTGCCATCCGAAGCGTGTTCGTGTATCATATACACACGCAGGACCTCGAAAGATCGGTAGATATATGTTTCTTTGCGAGCTTCCTCATGTTTCGGCTGATCCGAATAAGCTCTTAGATGCTCTCGCCCGATTCTTGGGAATGGTTCCTTGGCCTACTGTAGTTTGGGTAATTATCCTCATTGCAATAGTGGTCAAGTTTATTATTGTTCCTTTGATGGATGCTCGGCGGAGGCGGTAGTAGGAAGAGCCCATTCGACTACGCGATTAACGCCATGACCCTTATAGTTCTTGGCGATACCAATATTTGCAGCTACTCGACGAACAATCTTCATGGAAATTCCTCTAGCACTGGATGCTCGTTCGACTGCTCCTACTGTCTTTGATCCACTACTTAGCAAGTCACGTAGGAAATCCTCCACTTCAGTCCCACGTTTCTTCTTTGCTGGTGCTACCACAGTGATCTCATCAGATGTAAGATCGACGAACTCACCGAATTCTAGTTTGGATCTGTCTTGTCGTTTAAGGTTGTCTGGGAGAGATCGAATCTCAAAGGTGAGAGCATCAGGTCGTTTAGTTACGTTAAGCTTAGTTACAGCCATAACTCTAGTATCTTCTTCATCTGGATGTTGTCCGACTGTAACAACAACTCGAGCCATACCAGTGAAGGCAATTGATCCTTGCCCACGGTACAGTGCTTTCTCCTTAGTAGATTTGGTGAGATGACGTAGAACCATTGTAGCACAATTGAATCGGCGAGCAATTTCTACAAAGTGTTTCATCGCCTGTTGAGTTTCACTAGCCTTGTGGACATCAGCTTTACCTATATAAGTGTTAAGTGTATCAAAGACCACAAGCACGGGTCTAACACGTTCAAGAGCTTCATATACCATATCCATAGCATCTTCGTCATCTATCATAAAGACTTGTTCTTCCTGGTAATAATCTTGCATGTTTTGGCAACCGTTATCTATCAATCGAGCTTTAGTAACTGTTCCTGCGCTGTTCTCAAGATCGAAATAAACTACCTTCCCTTGGACTGCTTTATGAGCTTTTACAGTTGGAAGTCGTTTACCGTCGACTAAGTGAAGTCCTATCATTTGAGCAACATAGGACTTACCTAATCCTGGATCTCCTTCAAGGATAGTAAGTTCCCGACGAGCTAGGTAAGGATACCAAATCCAATCAAGAACTTCTTCCTCTACATCAGCTAAACTAGTGACAAGAAATTTGTCCTCATATTCCTCATGAGCTTCAATAGGGGCAGCGTCGAACTTTTCTTGAACTGACTTCTCTAATTCTTTTCTGAGTTGTTTATTACCGTTGCGTCGATTGCGGAATTTATTCCAAGGAGAGACAACGAGTATCTCAAAAATCTCGTCAGTGGTCATTCCTGCTTCAAGCATCTCCTTATTGAGACGCCACAGAACCTCACTGCGTTTGCCTTTCTTTGGTTTTCCTTTCAGAATCTCACGACGGACGAAAGGTGACAGGTGTTTTTCATATCTCTTGTAAATAGCTATCGCTCGACCCATATTGGGTTCTTCATCATCCTCTGGAGGTAGAATTCTTTCGATCTCTTCGAGTTGGTATTCTGGACCATCCTGCCAGAGTATTTTAACTCTTGGTGTAGATTCATATTTATAATTAGAAGTGAACGGTACACGAAGAACTTGAGTAACGTCCCAGCCACCAGGATCTCCACCAACCTGATAAGTCAGACGGCGATTGATGCTTTCGGAAACTATCTTATCAACAAGCCATAGACCGACGTATCTTCCTGGCGAAGATTGAATTGCTATTGTCGGCATTGGAGTCATTGTTCGAGGATCTGCTTCATCAAGATCAGCCCAAAGTACTCTGGGCATGACAGCATATTCTTTAAGTCGTCGGGGTTTCTTAAATCCATGAGGGCAGAAGTAAATATCCTTATCGAGATTTTCATTAATATAAGCTCTGATCTTATTCAACCCTGACTTAGGGAAGAATTTGTCTTTCCATTTTCCAGCCTTACTTTTAGACGAGATGCAGAAGTAATCGCCAGGCTGGCTTTTCCACAAGGTTCGGATAAGCATTGGCGGTTAATCTTCCGTCTTAGCGTTATCGCGTTCCTCTTGTTCCTGCCGCTCGCGTTCGACCTCATCCTTGTGGAAGAAGACAGCGTAGCCCTGTTTCACACCTTTGATCTTCTCTTTGTAGTATCTTGACATGAGAAGCTCATAGGAAATGCCGATAATTACCGCGGCTTCCTTAGCTGGAATGTAGTCCTCGAAGGGGTTATCGGACATTCGGTATCCTCCATGAAATTCATTGGTTGACGACGCACTCAATATTATATATTGTAGTCATCAACGTCAACCGAAAGGATTCTGGGAAATGAACATAATCTTGGAAGGACCCGACAACTGTGGTAAGTCAACTCTCGCCCTCGCAATTCACAATGCCACAGGATGGCCTATCAAGGAAAAGGAAGGACGACCAGCTGATTGGGAAGGGCTATTAGCCAAACTTCGAATTTATGAGAGGATAGACGGAATGATCATTGACCGTCATCCCATTCTTACCCAATCGGTCTATGGTATCCTTCGTAGTGACCCTGATATTCCCGACGAGTTTATGGACCGTTTTATAGCTCGCAATGACCTTATAATATATTGTCGCGCGTTAAGGTCCCTTGAGGATCATAAACCTTCCCCAACGGATAATCAATTCCATCTTCAAATGATAGAACGTCACCATGATAAGATTCTTGCTATCTATGATAATGTCGGTATCAATTTTGCCAATATCGTTTATACCATGTACGAACAAACGGACTTAGTCGTAGCAATGGTGAAAGGAGCATTGACTCATGAACGTAGATGATATTAGCGGGGACGTGATTCCCACTAACTTCTCCGAGCAGGATCGGCTTGATCTCATCTTTGCCAGACAGCACTCGCTAATGGAGAAGTACATTCCCATCGAGGTCAAGAACGGTCTCTGCCACACGCAGGACTGCCCGGTCGACATCCACGACAGACACGGGCAGGCTCGGCTGAAGGACTTCTTCTGGCGTGCGACCGAGGAACTGACTGAGGCGTGTGAAGCCTATCGCATCCATCCCGAGTTAAAGAACCACGTGCTCGAGGAACTCGCCGACGCTCTCCACTTCATTGTGGAGGCACACTTGCTCGCTGGCATCACCTCGGACCAAATTATTGACGTAGACCCTGATGAGGAGGACAAGCTCGTAGTCTTATGTAATTGGGCTGAAGGAGATGATCTTGAGCCAGGTTGCTTCGAGGTTATTTATCTGATTGGGTGTGCATCGAACTGTCTTAAGCAACGGCCTTGGAAACAAACGCATCAGCTCGTCGATGTACCGAGGTTTTTTAGCCATATGAAGGGAACTATTCCCGCGCTCATCTCAGTCTTCGTTCATATGGGACTTGACGCAGACCAGATCTTTCGTATGTACTGGAAGAAGAGCGAGGTCAACAAATTCCGCCAGAGGAGTAACTATTGAAGGAGCAATTTGTCAAGGCAGCCATTGAATTGTCGTTTTATCCAGCCGACTTCTTCAGTGGCAATAGGAAGATCATCAACAATCACACCGTTCTTTTTAAAGGCCCACTCCTCAATGACTTCGAGATCGAAGACTGTGGATTTACGAAGTCTAAGATGACTATGCTTAAGAAGGGCTATGTCGTACAGGACTCCATCGATGCAGCAGCGATGCTGTGGGAACTTCGAAAAAAGAAGGCTAAATATGGAAGTGTTGCCTTCCATTGCTATAACCACCTCCTCAAAAATGATCCAAATAAAACATCTAAACGCGGTAGTACTATGGGGCCATGTATCCAAGCAGTGGTTTTATCGTGGATTCCTGGTCGTAAGCGCCAGTGTGACGGTTGGACAGATGTCACTGTCTTCTACCGTACGACTGAGTTTTTCAAAAAGTTTCCGGCCGACCTCATCCTCCTTCGAGATATCTTGCTTCCGAACTTCGACTTCACTGACGTTCCCATAAGAAACATCTATTTTTCATTTGCTAATATCACTATCCACCCCATGTACTTCGTAACCATTATCCCGCATATTCATAAGCCAATCAAGATGTTGAACCAACTCAGGGAGGAAGATCCCCATTTCTGGGATTGGATTGTAAAATGGACAAGTAGATATGTTTGTCCAGAATTCGAGCACGGGATTCAAAAGTTCGAGCAAGCAAAGCGAGTGGGACTAGATGCCCACAGAAGGATTGACGAGAAGACACTTACCAGATTGCAGAAGTATGTTCGTAAGCACCACTCAGGATTCAGAGGAGCCAAGCGATGAGAATCTTCAAGGATTTCCACGAAGCCCATGGTGAGATCTCAAGAGACCTTAAGGAAATGGGTATCAGAGTCGACAACACCATGATGCAGGACAAGGAAGGTTCTTTCCCGACATTGGAGCTTCTCAATTATGGTTATACAGTGATTAATCCAAGACTTGGTCAGTTGAAGCCTACTCAGCCTTGGGCAGAAACGGAATGGGGAGACCGCGTGAAGGCTATCATGGGTCATCCTTCCCCCCTTGGGACGGCCTGGCGTACAAGATCCGATGACAAGATGGACTGGAGCAACTTCATCGAGTTTGACGGTCGGCCACTTCCTTCCGGGGTCTCCCTTTCCGAAGCAATGGAGACTGCTAATGAAATGGTTAAGTCAGATCCTATCCGACTCGCTTATTCCTACGGAGAGCGATTCGCCTGTAATGATCAAGTCCTTCGAGTTATCAGAGAACTTCGAAGAAACTCCAACTCACGTCAGCTCTATATCGCTATGTGGGATCCACAACAGGATAGCGAGCGACTTGGCAAGCGTAGAGTTCCCTGTTCGATTGGATGGCATCTTATCAACCGAAATGGTGAGCTTCACATGACTTATGTAATGAGGTCCTGTGACTTTGTGACTCACTGGCAGAATGATGTCTGGCTGGCTGTCAAACTTCTGGAGTTCATTTGTGGGAAGACTCAAAGTACTCCAGGAAGATTCTCCCAGGTCATCTTTTCCTTCCATGTCTATGAGAAAGACGTGGCCGATGTATTCTAATCGGCGGTTGATCAATAGTTTTTCATAGTGTATAATGTACTTAACTCGAACTTAAGGACGGAGTTACGTGAGGATAACCCGACATAATATGTGGATGGAAATGGCTAAAGTCGTTGCACGACGCGGTACTTGCCCCCGCTTGTGTGTCGGAGCTGTTGCTGTTCGCGGACGTCAGTTTTCTGTCGGATATAACGGCGCCCCCTCACATACTCCTCATTGTGTCGATGTGGGCTGTATCCTTCATCCGGAGACTCAGGCCTGTCTACGAGCCCTCCACGCCGAAGCAAATGCCCTTGCTCATCTTCCTGCACCATCTTCGGATACCGATGGCGGAGAGTTGATACTTTATGTCACTCACTCTCCATGCATGAACTGTGCTTTGGCGATTGTTGACGCTGGGGTAGACGCGGTCTACTTTGAGTCTACGTATAGGGATACAGCCCCAATCATCTACCTGTTAGACCATGACATTCGAGTGTACCGACTAATGGCTAATGGCTATATAGTCGAAGGAAATAACGGAGACCTCGTTGAAGCTAATCAGAGATCCTGAGTGCACTAACTGTAGGTTGCACCAGACAACTGACAGAGTTTGTGTCTTAGGACACGGCTATCTTAAAGCTGACGTAATGATCGTTGGCGAAGCTCCCGGTGCGATGGAAGAAAAAACTGGTAAGCCTTTTATGGGTAAGGCTGGCCAATTGCTTAGAGAGATACTGGAGGAGAATGGCTTCGACGACGAAAATGTCTTCATCTGTAATGCGGTTTCATGTCGTCCTCCTGATAATCGAACCCCAAGAAAGACTGAGATAATAGCCTGTCGTGATTGGCTTGACTATCAGATAGAACGAATCAAACCTAAATTCATCCTGCTTTTAGGAAACACTCCTTGCCAGTCACTCTTAGGAGAAAAGGGAATTAAGAAATTACGAGGAAAGCCAATTGAAAAAGATGGTGTCGTATATCTTCCAACCTTTCATCCTGCCTTTGCCTTAAGAGATCCACGAAACGAAGCTCCACTCCGATCGGACATTGCTCTATTAAGAGAGATTGTCAATGGTGGTGGAATGCCGGAAACAGACGGATTTAATCCTATTGAGGTTAGGGACAGAAAAACTTTTCGTAAGATGCTTCGCGCTCTCAAGGGAACTGTTTCTTTTGATCTCGAAACTTCTTGCCTCTATCCTTGGCGATATGGGGTAGGTTCAAAGAAGAAACCTTCTCACCTTTACGATAAACCCGTAGTAACAGCAATAGGGTTTGGAACTAGAAAAGCTCAATGGTCAATTCCAATCCATCATTATGATTGTAAGCCTTTCTCTAATAACAGAATTAAAAGTATGATAGATCAGATCAGTCACCATCTTCAGGACTGTTTCGTCGTAGCCCACAATGGCATTTATGATGCTTTGTGGATGAAAGTTCATTATGGTGTAGATTGGAGAATTGACTTTGATACTATGCTTGCTCATTATCTATTAGACGAAAATTCAAGGCATGGTCTTAAGGAACTATCACAGGTCTACTTCGGTGCAATTGATTATGACGTAGATCCCACTAGAGCAGACTGGGATACTACTTATATCTACCATTGTAAAGATCTGCTCTACACTAGAAAGCTAAGATTTGTTTTTGGAAAGATGCTTGGTAAGGAAGGAAACGTCAAAGCCGTCTTCGAAGAAATCCTCATGCCATGCTCACACTGGTTTACAGAGGCAGAGTATCACGGAGTCTTCATTGACCAAGCTAAGATGGATGATGCCGAAGCTTATCTATTAGAAGAACTTGCTAAGGCAAAGGAAGAACTAGATAAGTGGGGTAAAGGAATTAACTGGAGATCTCCTAAACAAATTGCGGATCTTCTCTTCGATAAACTTGAACTACCAATAATCGCCAAGACCAAGGGTGGGGCTGCTTCCACAGCTGAGTCAGTCTTAAAGCAATTAGATCATCCAGTAACGGAAGCACTGCTTCGCTTCAGAGGAGCAGCTCAGCAACATTCCTTCTTCATCGAAGGCTGGAAACCATTCCTAGTTGATGGAAGACTTCATCCTAGTTTTAAACTTCACGGCGCAGTTACTGGCAGACCTAGCTGTGAACACCCAAACTTCCAACAGGTGCCTAGGGATCCACGAATTAGATCGTTGATAACTGCTCCTCCTGGATGGGTACTTGTTGAAGCTGACTTATCTCAAGTTGAAATGAGGTTAGCAGCAGAGTATAGTGGTGATGAAGTCTTACTTCACACTTTTGAAACTGGAGAAGACGTACACTGGAAAACTGCCACAAGGGAGATTGGTAGATCAGGGGCAGTTCCTGACTTAGTGATCAAGACAGCACAGAAATTAAAGAAAACTAAGAATCGAATTCCCTACGGTGATGCTATTGACATCATAACCAAAGCTGGTCACAGGGTCTGCATTGAGATTAATCCTAAGTGGAAAGAATATCGTAAGAAGGCTAAGGCTATTAACTTTGGCTATCTATACGGAATGTGGTGGAGAAAGTTTATCCAATATGCTAGGGATAATTACGGAGTAAAAGTTACCGATGCAGAAGCTCAGGCAAGTCGTATTGCCTTCTTCGAACTTTATCCGGGGCTTAAGCCTTGGCATGAACGTCAACAGAAGTTTGCTAAGATGCATGGATATGTTACCACACTTAGTGGGCGTAAACGTAGACTTCCAGCGGTATTTACTCATGGCAGTGAAACCTATGAATATAAGGAAGCTTTACGTCAAGCAATCAATTCTCCAGTTCAGGGCTTTGCTAGTGACTGGAACTTGATGTGCGCTCTACAACTAAGACGGGAATTTGGTCTCGATAAAGTCAGACCTTGTGGAACAGTTCATGATGCCGTAATCTTTGAGTGCAAGGAAGAACATGTCGAGGAAGTAGTCTCTAGATATTTGGAGATTATGAAGTGGCCGGAGATTCTAGACAGACTGGAAATTACTCTAAGAGTTCCAATCGAGGGTGAAGCAGCGATAGGGCCTTGGAGTTTGGGTGTGTCACTAGAGGAGTATCTTTCAGCATGAGTGATAGATTTGAGTTCTCTCAGTCTAAGGTAAAGAAATGGAGACAGTGTCGGTTCATGTATGACTGTCGGTACGTTCAAAGACTTGAAAAGAAACGAAAGGCTCGTCCTCTTCAGTTTGGTACAATGGTTCACGATATGTTAGAAGCTGACTTAAAAGGCCGTGACCCTTTCCGCGTTCTGGCAAGATATGCTAAAGAGCAAGGAAAGTTGTTTAAAGCAGAGATTGAAGAATACGGGGATATTATCCAAGATGTCGGTGATATTATGAGAGCCTATTTTAGCTACTACAAAGAAGATGAGACTGAGCCAATTAAGTATAATAGGAGATATGCTGAGCATTGGATTGAACTTCCTATAGGCGAGGAATTGCTATTCGTTATGAAGATCGATGCATTTCTCCGAACGTCTAATGGACTCCGCTGGCTAGGTGAACATAAAACCTTCGGTCGTGCTCCAAACGACGATGATAGATGGAGGAATTTGCAGTCATGTGTTTATCTCCAAGCCTGTCATGAACTTGGCATTGAAGACTTTGACGGTATTATGTGGAACTACATTAGGTCCAAATCTCCCACTATTCCTCAACGTCTTAAAAGCGGGGATCTTAGTACAAGATCAATCGACACTCTACCATCAGTTGTTGCTAGAACAAGAGATCATTACAGACTTCCCACAGACGGGAATGCTGCTGACCTAATAGCTAAAGCCGAGAGAAATCTTGGTAACTGGTTCTTCCGAGTTTACACTCCCGTCAAATCTACTGTGGTTGCTGAAGTTTATGGAGACTTCATCAATACAGCTATTGAGATGATGGAAGGTCATGGAAAGAAGAAAGATCGAAACATTGGAATGCATTGTGGCTGGTGTGACTTCGAGCCAATCTGTAGAGCAACACTCACCGGCGGCGATGCCGACTTCGTGAAGGAGAAGGGGTATGTCACCCGTCCGAAAAAAGACGAAAAAGAAAGTTACCAAGACAAAGGCAAAAAGAAAACCAGCGGAAAAAGCAAACCTCGAACTAAACGTAAAGCCCGTTAGTATGATCCATCGAGATCGTAGCTTTGTGTTTTACGGTAGGGCGGGGACAGGAAAGACGACCTTGTCTGGGACATTCCCTAAGCCAATGCTTTTCTTTGATGTCAAGGACCAAGGTACAGATAGTATCTGCGATGTGGATGGAATCGACGTTCTTGAAGTAGAAACTTGGGATGACTTCGAAACTGCTTATTGGTGGTTAGTTAAGAATCCCGGAAAATACAAGACTCTCGTGATAGATACTATCACTCAGCTTCAACAGGTTGGACTTGAGAAAATCCTAATCGATAATGAAAAGGACACAGCTCGAGCGGGTGAGTGGGGTGTAGTAACTAAGCGTGAGTGGGGACAACTTGCTTCACTCATGAAGATGTGGATCACCAACGTAAGGGATCTTCCCAGTATCGAGGTGGTCTTTTTGGCGCAGGACCGAATAAGCGAAACTGAGGTGGACGATCCGGAGGTTCAGCTTGATCCAGAAGTCGGTCCGCGTCTGTCGCCAAGTATCGCAGGACATCTCGGAGCTGAGGTTGCGGTGGTTGGCTGCACGTTCATTAGACGGAAGGTAACTATCAAACGTGTGAAGGGGAAGAAGAAGGAGGTTGCTCGGACTCAGTATTGTCTCAGATTGGGACCTAATCCAATCTACACCACTAAGGCTCGTAAGCCGAAGAATATCAAACTCCCAGGAGTATTGGTAGACCCGACTTACGATCGGATCATGGACACACTACAAGGAAAGGCTAAGACCAATGGCGAAGCGTAGGAAGAAAAAGAGTGGTCGGGTAGTCACAGTTGACATGACTGGAGTTGAGTCTGGCGGAGTCGTCCCTGAGGGTGAGTGGATGTGTACCATTGTCGAAGTCGAGGTCAAGACTGGTGAGGACTCTGGGAAGAAATACCTTGCCTTCACTGGTCAGACCGAAAAGGGCAAGGTGTTCTGGAACTGCTCACTTCAGCCTCAGGCTCTCTTCAATCTCCGAAGCCTGCTCGAAGCCTGTGAGATCGAAGTTCCTGACTCTGAGATGGAACTTGACCTCGATGAGCTGATCGACTGTGAATTCGTTGCAGTAGTCAGCACTGAGAAGCGGGAAGGCAAGTTGAGGAACAAGGTCGATGCCTACCTCTCTGCTGAGGACTACACTCCCGCTGAAACCGAGGAAGAGGACGAAGATGAGGACGAAGACGAAGATGAGGAAGAGGACGAAGATGAGGACGAAGAGGAAGTAAAAGTCGTCGGGGACGACCTTCCACTCATTACCGAAGACGAACTTTCTGAAATGAGTGTGAAGGAGCTTCAGGCCGTTGTCGAGAAGTACGAACTCGATGTCAACCTGAAGAAGTTCCGTTCGGCTCGGAAGAAGATCGGCGCAGTTCAGGACGCTCTCGAGACTGCCGGGTATCTCGAAGAGTAATTCACACGGAGGTGAACGGGGCGGTGCTCGGGGAGCCATGGGTACCGCCCCACTTTGTTATGGTAATGAAACCAGAATCAAGACTTCAGCGTCGTATACAAACTGCCTTAAAAAGAGAAGTTGGTGGATGGTGGACAAAGATCCATGGAGGTCCCTTCCAGGCTGCCGGTATTCCGGATTTAATCGGTTGCGTCGAAGGGCTGTTCTTTGCTTTCGAAGTAAAACGACCACATGGAGGAAAGATAAGCGAGATACAAGAAGCTACTATTAGAAAGATTAATCGTGATGGTAAGGGTGTAGCAATGGTAGTGACCTCTCCCAAGGAAGCCGTAAATGCTGTACGATCAGCTATGGCCAAGACAAAAACCAGCAGCTGACTGGGTTATGAATACTCACACAGCTGCACTATTCGCTAAACAGGGAGCAGGTAAGACATGGATCACATTAGCAGTTCTTGAACAACTCATAGACGACGAGTTCGAAGCTCTCCTTGTAGTTCCACTTGCAAATATTTCTACAACTTGGGAAGACAATTTAGACCGAGTAGATATTGAATACTACAGAACTTGGGAGGAATATAAGAAAGCTCCCAAACCTAAGGTTTTACTTGTTCATTATGAAGCTATTACTCCAAGACGCGGAGATAGGCCAGGCCACAGAAGACTAAAGAAAATGATCGATCATCCTTGGTCCATGGTGGTGTATGATGAATCTCAAAGAATCAAAGCAAGAGGGTCATCTCAGTCCAGAGCAGCTGGAAGGTTTAAAACAAACGGTAGAAGGATTATACTCAGTGGGACTCCGTTTGATGATCTTACAGATGATCCTCAAGAAATATGGGCTCAGATGCGGTTTCTCAATCCTGATGTACTTGGGACCAGATGGTTTGACTATGAGTCAAGGTATCTTAGACCATCAGGGTATATGGGATATAAGAGAGTGTTTAGATACGGAAAACTTGCCGAGGTGTTGGCAAAGGTGGCGCCCTACTGCTACTACCTCGATGCTACCGATGTCACTGATCTTCCACCCATTAGTTATCATTACGTCCCGGTCATTCTTCGTGGGAAACAGAAAAGGATGTACCAGGAGATGGACCAGACCATGGTTACTTCGATCAAAGGTAGAGACGTTACCGCTGATCTTGCCATCACACAACTTGTCCGTCTCCAACAGATATGCGGTGGTTTCGTCAAAGACGATGAGGAAGAGATACATAAAGTTGGCTCCGCCAAGATTAGAAGACTACTCCGTTTAGTTGATAAACTAGATTTTCCGATCGTAATATTCACTAAATACAGGTTTGAGATCGCTCAGATCGTCGCGTCGTTGTCCGGAGGAAATTATCGTATATCAACGATCGAAGGCAAAACCCGAAAAACAAGGACGCAAACTATACGCGACTTCCAAGCAGGTAAGATAGATATTTTAGTAGCTAACATGAAAGCTGGAGGAGTTGGAATCGATTTATTCCGCTCCTCTGTGGCAATATTCTACTCCTGTACTCATAGCTATATAGACTATGAGCAAGCTCTTAAACGGGTACACCGACCTGGTCAGGAGAAGGCGGTCCGGATTTATTTGCTTTATGCAAAGAATACGGTTGACAAGGTAATCTACGAGACTATATTATCAAAGCGTAATGTTTCAGAAAAGGTTCTGAGACAATTCAGGAAACACCATCAACAAGGAGACCTCGTCATGGCTAAGAAGAAGACCTCCACCAAGACCGCTGCCAACTCGAAGACCAAGGCCAAGGCCAAGGATTCCGAGAAGGAAGAGAAGACGCCGAAGAACCCGCCGAAGAAGTACACCATCACGGACCTGGCCGACAAGCTCGGGATCTCCCCGGCCTCGGCTCGGGCCAAGCTGCGCAACCACGACATCGAGAAGGCCGGGGGGCGCTACGGCTGGGACACGCTCGCGGAGATGGACGAGGTCATCGACATCATCTCCAGCAAGAAGGAAGGTGACGACGACTAGGATATTCCCATCCTAGTCCGGGGGAGCCGTTCTTACGTGAGGGGACGGCTCCCTTTGTATCATGAAGTTTGTGTATATGTACTTTCTGATTGGAACTATACTTGCTCTTTGGGGTGTACTCAAGAGTTATGAAGGCCACGATAAGTGGGCAATCCTAGTCTGTGTCTTTCTCTGGCCAATAGTTCTAGTGGTATCGATGCTGCCGGACGACCCAAACTAATTGAGCCGTCCGACAGGCGCCGACCTACGGGGGGGCGAGGACTAGGCCGGCAGCGGGATGGTCTTGTTGAAGTACGCCAGCACAGCGCCCTTCAGACCGTCGCTTACTGCCTCGAGAGCATCGCCACTGATGAAGCCAACCTGGTTGACCAAAGCAGCTGGTTCGTTCCCGATGGCAGCATCCCACACCTCAGCGAAGAACTCATCACGCTGGTCCTTCGGCAGAGTGTTGAACGAGTTGACGACGGTAGCCAGACCCATCAGCTCACCCAGGATGAGCATGACAGTCTGAGTACCCATACCATTCGTCATGATGGCATCGCGGATGTTGTTGACCGCGTTGACGATGGCAGTTGCCTCGTCCTTGTACTCAGGATTGTCGAGAGGACTCATTAGTGGTCTCCTTTCAACTCGAAGTGAGGTAGATCGTCGAATCGGTTGTCGTCTACCTCAGTGTCCATGTCCCAATCGCCTCCCCAACGAAGAGTAATACCCATGGCAGTAGCTGTTCCTAGGACAAACCCAGCAAATAGACTGCATCGCTCCCGGTCCCCCCAATCAAGTGGATAAGGCATTACATCTACAGCACGAGACGGCGAGGAGTTGTGCTTGCTGTTGGGATACTTGACTTGAGTCCTCGGAGGCTTCGCATAGAACAGCTTATCCTGCGTTTCCTTTGTCCGATGACCCTCGAGAATCTTGCAATCGAAGTGCTTTATAACTTCGTTGAAGACCTGTTGAATGTCGGGGTGACAGGTAGCTAGCCTGGCCTTGCTTGTTCTACTGAACTGAGGCATCACTTACTACCATCCTTCTCCATCTTCATGACGGCAGCTTTGATAATTTGAACGTCACCTTCCATCCTCTTCACTGTGGATTTTAAGACAGCCACATCCTCATGAATGGTGGTTACATCAGTAGCCATCTTTTCCTGCTTGTCGTTCTCCTTCTCATGAACAGCGTTGTGTTCTCTAAGAAGTTGATCGACAAGCAAGTTTACCTCCTTATCATGTTGTTGGACATATTTCATGTGGTCTGTTCTAGTCCATCGATCAGCCCCCACCTTCGAGGTTACTATCGAGAAAGTCAATGCAACGCCTAATACGACAACTGCTATGGATAGTACAACGATTGGTCCTACTTGCCGGATTAGACTGCCGGCAGCATTAACCTCCTTGAGCGTATCATTCAGTGGGGTAGGCATTATCACCTCCTAAATACTGAACTTACCGTTGGACGTAAACACACCGTCGGTCTTCTTGACACTTGAGGCGAGAGGAATCTTGATGGACTGGTGAAGTGCCGTACTTGCAGCAGTCAATAGACCACCCTCATGAAGCGCAGGCATGATTGGTGCTACCCAATCTCCAGTCTCGATCACCTTTGGTACGTAGCTCAGCAGCGTACTCGCAGCGAGATTGAGAACAGGAATAGCCTGGTTATTGATTGGAGTTCCATGTTTGACGACACCTGCAATAGCTGTGTTTACGATACTATCAGGCATGGCAGCACCGATAACCACAGGGACAGCAGCTTGAGCAACTTTGCCAAGAGACTTCCAGAAACTCATCTTATCCTCCTTACAAAGCCTTCAACACACCATACCCAAGCTCAGCCGTAGGTCCGGTAATGTCAAAGAATTGGTCGTTGGCAGGGTATTGATCGAACCTTAGTTGGACACTATCCGTTGCGGTGATTGAGTAAGTACCGGAACTGTTACCAGCAGTAACAACCGTATTCCATCCAGTGCTATTGACGTTGATCTCTAAAATCCCGGAGGAAGGTAGAGCAAAGTGTATATCAAAAGTATACGTACCGGTTTCCCCAAAGACAACAGCAGCGCTTGCAGTGTCTTTAACTAGCCCTCCAAACACCAAATCATCAGCGCTTTGCAACGCAGAGGATACAGTAAAGTCAAACTCCATGTCGTTGACAGCCGATACCACAGAAGAGAATCCAGTGGGTTGATGCTTCGCCGTAACTACGAGTCTTCCAGTTGTGGGAATAGATGCATTAGCTCCTACAGCGATAATGACCGAGTTTCTAAGAATATAAGTTACTGGAGTATCTGTTCCAGTTCCGCTAATATTAAACGTCTCAGTATCTACGGGTGATCCGTCTGGGTCGAGAGTTAGTTTAACATCAAACTCAGGATTGTCAGCAAGATAGTCAGTAGCATCAAAGATAGCATCCATGATGATGTTGATCTCCCGCCAATTCCTTGGAGTGAATTGGGTCTTTAATGCCCGAGCATCATCACCGGAGAGTCCTGTCTCAGTTGTATACTGAGTGTCCAACGTAATAGCAGAAGTAGGAGCATAAGAACCAAAGAGCACTGGGTCTCTTGGAGGTAATGGCTCTTGCCAAGTGTTCGTAATAGTAGGTGGAGACAGGGTGGGAGTAGATGCCTCGGTAGTCTCAGAGAACTTATCACGACCACGAAGTTGGATATCAACCTCATCATAGCTAGCACCGGGGATAGTTTGACTAAGGCCTCCACCTGTTTGACCAATGAACCATATTCTAGTATCGACTGCATGATCCATCGGAGCTGAGTTGAAAAGCCCCCGGTAGATTCCTTCGAGACGATAGACTCCACCACCAATATCCGTCATATTCTCAAACCCAATAAATTCTCCCTCAATATAGATAAGGTTAATAAAGGATATTACAGCCGTCTCATTCCCAGTAGTAACTAACTCAGAAAGATCGTCAGGATCATTGTCGTTGATCCTAATATAGTAGTCAATAGCTGGTCTGGCAGCTGTTCCACCATAGGCAGACAATGCAGTTTCTAGTGATCCAGCAAGTAAGAAATTGTAGATGATAGCATCTTGCTCAGTAGGATAAGATCCGCCAATAGGTCGAGCAGTACCCCACTTTAGATAGGCACCTAGACTAATTGTCCCTCCACCAGGGTCTCTAGCTCCCATCCACATTCGTGGGTTTAGGGTAGAATTGATTGGGGCATTTGCGACCATTTGACCTGGTGCTTCGAAGACGAGACTATTTGCCGATGTAGGAGCTGCAGCAGCATCGCTTGGGTCCAACCATCCACTACCAGGGGGGTCTGCAAAGACTCCAGTCCCGGCAGCAAAGATGTCCTGAACTGCTGAAACTGTGATAAGTCCCTCGGTGATATTCCCGTAGTCGATTCGGGCAACACGAAATACCACCTCCGTTATGCCAAGCCTAGCCCAGGAAAATTTGAAGACAGATCCCGGAACTAGATCAAAAGCTGCTCGATTTACTGTGAAGTCTATCTTTGCCAGAGGAAATGAGAGAGTACCAAGTTCTCGCCAAGCAAGCTTATTTGCAAGAGTTCGGTTCATAACTCCGGGGAATGTAACATCGACTGAGACAGTCCCGTTTTGAAGAATGTTATTAGCCATATCCTGAGCAAAGGCAAAGGTATCCTTATAACCATCATCTCGGTCAACAAAGAGAATTCGTACCTGATTGGTTGTTTCTTGCCAAGTGGTTCTAGAAAAACTTGTTAGTTCAGCAATAAGATCCTCATCGTAAATGTCTAGACCAGTAGGACTGTAATCGTCTCGGGCAAGAATACAACGCCACAGACCAGCTTCACGATCGAAGTACAATGAACCGTCTATCTGACTTACTACGAGGTTTAATACATCAGAAGCTTCTCGTTCATTATCGAGTACCATGCTAAAACCATTTCCCTCACTGGCAAGCACAGATCCTACAGATCGGAAATTAGCTAGATCAATCTGACTTACGGGAATGGCAAGACCCCAATCAGTGTCAGTCATAATTTCGTAGATAACATTCATTGGGTTAGCATCCCAAGTATTAGGTTTCTCGGATCCTGGATCGTATGAAGCCAACCCAAGTCCGTCGGGAATTCTACTAACCTCAAAATGCCAAGGATGAACAGTTGGGGAAGTTCCCATATATCCACCCTCAAAAACTACATAACAAGTTCCACGATAAGCGATTGCAGTTCCAGTCTGAGTCGTCATGTAAGAATTAGCTGTAGCACTATTAGTTCCTAGGTAGTAGGCTATATGCCCAGACATTCCTCCCTGACCATGCTCATCACCACCAAACAGACTTGCGATAGATACCCATTCACGATATCCGTCTGTGGAAGTGCCCGTAGATACCTCTTTCTCATTGATCCAAATATGATGGATTTGATCTACTACTCCACGACAAATGGCAAGCTGGAGTCCGATAAAGTATCGGAAGCCTGTAATAACCTCGTCTGAACTAAATATGCCAGTCTTATATTTCTTTTTTATGGCTTGAGTTCGAAGATTACCATACCAAACACAATTAGGACCCTTGATCTTAACTCTTCCCCAGATAATAGGTACTGTTCTTCCTTCAGTAGCAGTAGGAAAGTTAAAGTCCCCAAGACCATAAGGCTTTGCATCCTCAATGTCTGGTCGAGGACGAATTAATTCTCCCAGGACAAAGAAGGCTGCCCATATAAAGAATAGTAAAAAGAATCCAGCAGCCATTAGTCCATCCCTACGATGAATGGATTAAGTTCAGGCACGAACGGAAATCCTCCGTAGTTAAGAGTGTTACTGAACTTTGTTCCACAGTCGGTAAGACTATGATCGCATCCAGCAAAGACCTTAACTGTTTCGCCGACTGGATCGTTTTCAAACGGCAAATATAATGTAAGCGTGTTACCACTTTGTGACAACACTAATCGGTAATCTGAGTCATTTAAATTCACATAGCCGGACTTTGCCCAATCAGTTCCTTTACTTGAGAGATTGTTTACTGTGATAGTATTACCGCTAGCTGCAGAGCAAGTATCTTCGTGCTTGAACGAAGCAGAGGATACTTGACAGTTACTATCAAAGAGCACATAATTACAAAGCCCCTGATATTTAAATTTGGGTATTGGTCTACTAAAAGCAGCCTCGGTAGTTACTCCACGAAGAACACAAGAAGCTCCCTGTTTTTGGTATGAGGCTCCGACAATAGTTCCTGACCAAATAACAAAGACTCCAGTATCCCCACGGTGGTATTTGGAAATCTCCAGATACATAGGTAGTCCAGGAACAACTCCTACAAACCGTGAACAGACATCATCCTCAGTTGGAAGAGTTACTTCGATTTGTTGCCGTCGTTCCTCAGTAGACTGGACAGGATTGGTTCTTGATATCTGTCTTGGAAGATAAGTGTTCCCGCCAAATAGAAATTGATCCGGGGCAGATGTATAGTAATAGCTAGTAGTCCCAATTGTAAAGTGGTAGAGTTCTACTGGACGCGCAGATTCAACTGAGGTTTCATAGGCGTCGAAGGTCACTGTAGTACTCCCTGTACTGGTGTCTTAAGATGAGACTTACCAGAAACTGTGTGGTTTATCTCAAACCTATCAACTGCAAACCTACACAGCCTTAGAAAACTAATTCTATAGATCTCAGATGGAAGAATATTAGTTGGCCATGTTGTATCAAGAACTAATCGTTCGGTAGTAGAATCTATCTCAGAGGCAGACTGGACTTCTCTTGTGTATACTGTCCCATCATTTAGTACAATATACAAAGACTTATTGGGTTCATTAGCTCCTATATAATCCGTATAACCAATATGATCAATGTCCATGAGACTAGTACCACTAGCCAAGGTATCATTAACTACTACATCATTATAGAAAGTCGGAAGATAGAAGGATTTCTGACGTCCGGCCAATGCGTGAAGAACCTGCCTCATTTGCCAAGTAGCCTGAATATTCTTACAGAAGAATCCCTTAGAAGTAATAGGGTGAGAATTAGTCCAATCACTGAATTGACTACGAGCACCAATCTCATTATCAATGATATGGATAAGATTCTTCAGTGTGTCAGTGTTAGTATTCCGAGGAATCCAGTTGGCATCTTCAAACATAACCTTGCTATTATGAGTACCAAATGCCGTTGTACTACCAATATCTACCTCATTATCAGTAATGTAAAACTTAATAGCTACAGTATGAAGATTTACTGGGAATTTGTCGCCACTAATCTCCTGCTTGGTAACTCCAGTTCTTAATGGCATTACCTTTGTTCCAATTGCGTGGTTCATAGTAGCGGGAGAAGTAGTGGTAATCTGACTAGAGGTCATGGATTGAATCTCAAGAGCATCGAAGGTTTGGTAGTCTTGCCAAACGATCATCAATCCACCAACTCGGAAGTCTGAATAATCAGTTGGTACATTAAAGGTATAACTTCCAGAAGTTACAGCTGCTGTTAGACTTTGGGCTTCAAACCATATGGGAACACCGAAAGTCTGAGGATGCCATTTATATAGAAAGGCTTCTAGTCTTCTACGTTCATCCCCATCTGGAATCATGTAGAAATAGTCAAAAGTTTGTCTTGGATAGTTTCTAACTCTTATCCGTTGCTCCTTACCATTAGCAGACCGAATAATGTTAGTAAGAAATTCGAGAGATTCCTGGATTTCACCGTGAGGTTCATATGCCATCATCACAATTCTCACAGCAGTGAGATCTATTGAAAGTGGATACACGCTTGTAGTAAAGTCCAGTGTTCCATCTAGTGATGGTTGCCCCTGAGTAGTTACTCTAACCTGGAATACTAAACCATCATTGGGAGAAATATTCGCAGGAAGAGATGGCAGATTCTGGAAAGAAACACCAGTTCCCACATTATTAGTAGCAGTATTTAAAGTTTGAACTGTAGTTCGGTAAGAGTTATAAATCTCTATGTCTCGTTCAACTGTGGATAGAATATTTCCTAACTCTAGAATAGATGGATAACTGTGAAGTCTCTCAAACCAGAAGTATCCTCCTCCTTCCACAATAACGCCATCAGAATCTAAAACTGGGGTGTACTTCGTCATATAGTCCAGAGTAAAGTCTCCAGATCCTGATATGTCTGGCTGAATAAATTCTACTCCAGTTATTGAGGAAGCTGGTACTCCACGAGCAGTCTTAGCAGTAGCTCCAACACTAGATAGAGTATACCGATTACCATTAATATTCTGGTCTGTGATACCAGGATCTGGAATGCCAAGATAATCAGCCATTACGTGATCTTCTTATAGGCCCAGCCGGCATTCCAGCTTTCCTTAGTTCCACCTAATGTGTATTGCTTACGAGCCCACGGGAAACACTTCCAAACATCAGATCCTATGGTCAACTCCTGACCAACTGAAAGATTCTTCATATTAACTACAGCTATGTCAGGTTGACGACCAAGAATACTAACTTCATCCACGGTTGGAACAGCGTTCACATACGCAACTTCGATGGGAAATAAGGGCTTGAAGGCATTAGTCTGACTTGTAGGCATCCAGGACAAAGCATAAGCCCATAATCCGCCTCTTGCTCCACCATAAAGACGGACTCGTGGATTACCAGCTCGATCATTACCAACAGAAGAAAGATTGGTACATACACCCCACTTAGAAGTACCATCCTGATCAGTAAGACTTTCACAGTGGACAGTAGCCTGGCAAAAAGCTTGATCAGAGTGACAAAGACCAACTGCGTGATCAGCTTCATAAGGACGATCGATTGGAGTAGATCCCTCATTCCAGAAGTTTCCGTAACAGTATTCTCCTCCTGTCCAATCATTGGTCTTGACAAGATTGCCAAAACCGAAGTGAACAAATAACCCGGAACTGTACTCAACAACCACATGACAATAGGGGGTTGATCCTTCACCAGCAAAAAAGTGGTAAGTGGTGAGTGCCCCAGAAGTTGTCAGGTCGATTCGGCGTTGTGTAGTAACAGGAGCAGACGTTTGCCCATTCCCGCTATCATCGGTATGATTATGGGGGTCTGTGCTAGTACTCACAAATCCCAGTGATTGATACATACCGATCTGTTCTTTTGTGGTATTATCCCACCTAAAATGAACATAGACACTACCACGATGGATTGAGGCTGTGTAGTTGGTAGTATCAAACTCGTCCTGAGTCCATGGCGTTGTACTAAGTCCAGTCAAAAAAGTGAATAGTGTACTAAGCAACTGCTGTGCATTATTAGCAGCAGAAATTGAGCCAGTCTGATACGCCATCTCCTAGGCCTCCTTAATGGCCAAGAATGAGTGAGAGTCGGTTCTATTACAGTTTTGAAACACCCTAAAAACATCACTACCAATAATCCGATCTTCGTTATTCAACGAAGTAGGACCATAAGCTCCTACCCAATATACTTCATCAAGTTCCATAAAAATCTGATAAGAAGGACTGGACATAACAATGATACATGGGAATATAACCCAACCATCATTAGTACCATCAGTGGGAACAAAGTTATAGGTTGGAGTCCCAATTCCCGACTGAGTGATGAAATCGCCGAACACAATACTTAAAGTAGTAGCATCTGCAAATCGATCTTCCTGGGGAGCACCACCACTAGCATTGCCATTCGGATTTTGGGCAGGAACTACGACTACGTCTCGTTGTTGAAGTCTTCCAGTAGCAGAAGATTGACCATTTGTCACCTGAACCCAGGCATTGTTTAGGTCTAAGATCATCATGGCCCCAGCTGAAGTATAGGAATCATCATGCCATGGATCACTCAATCCAGAAGATAACTGAGTTTGATTATAGAGCGCAAACGGGTCAGAGGTGTGGCCTGAGACGCACATGGGGTAGGGATACTCAGTAGTGGTACCGAATCTATTTCCGAATCCGAGATAGAAATTGAAGTAAGCCGTTCCAGTTTTAACCACCCCGATGATTCGGTAAGCATTGATGTTAAACCAGTAAGACATACTCCCATTAGAGGACAGGAGGTAGCATCCTGGTTGCTGAGCTGAGGCTGCGTCGTGGAATCCTGGTGAGATTCCGGGTTGTTCACTGTGGGATAATGCACTATCATAACCCGTCATCCCATGAAGTTCAAAGTTGTAATACCCAGATCCACTGAAGGTACGCCACCCGACATAGATAACGTCGGAGCCACCTCCACTTCCGTGCATGATGACTTCCTTTTCACTGCCAGACCAGGTAGTATTCCGATCAGCTGTCCATCCTGTAGACGCATATGTATGAGTGAAGGTGGCCCCTGTTCCAGATCCAGACGAAGTAGTTGCATTAGAGTCACTCGGGTTTACGGTGTATGCACCAGCATTGTAGATACGAACTCCAGTAACAGAACCACCACTTACCGATGTAACTTCGAGCTGGGTTGCTACGGTAAAAGTACCACCAGTAAAGGTGATTATCTCACCAACGGCATAACCACTACCCCCAGCCGAAATACTATCCACAGTAGAGATACTGTTTCCTGTAGCTGCAGCTACGATCTTATCGGAAAGATCAAGGTAGCTTGTAACTGTGCCACGAATCCAACTCATGCTAGAGCATTCCTTACTGTGCTGCGATTGCGGGAGATGACATTGAGAATGGCCTTCTCGCCATTACCTGCTGCCATAGCCTCAGCAATCTCGTTTGGATCGGAGACGTTAATGATGGTTATATTGGGAGCTTCTCCCTGCTTAGTCGATTCACTCTTCGCTTGCTGAGCTGGAGTTTCGACGGTAACTCGTTCTCCTGGTGTTGCCCGGAGCGGGATCATCTGACTATCAGTTCCACCTGACCCGCCTACAGTGAACTGAGTTCCATGTTGAGCAGTTATTGCAGCCGCAGGGCCTAAGCCAGGAATCAGAGACAATAAAGCTTTACGAACAAGGAGTCTTGTAAGATCCTGAAGAATACTGTCCACGAGTTCAGAGATCTTTAATTCACCAGTAGTGACAAATTCCGTGATGGCATTCTCTGCTCCACTAAAGGCATTAGTTAGAGTTTGCTCAGCAACAGATGCCAGATCCTGAATGTTGAGTTTGATTCTTAGAAGTCCACGCTGAAGTCCAGAGTTTATATCCCGATTTAGGTCAAGCGTAGCAATCCTCATTTGATCTAAAGCTAGGGTATATTCCTCGATATTGATCCGGCCCTCAGTAAAGAGTCTGTTGAGAGCATTTTCTTGTGCAATGAGATCCTCTCTAGGACCACGGATTTGGTCATAAAGTTGAGCCATTTCCCTCCTAACTTGAAGTTCTCTTAACATACCAGTAGCAATATGCTCCTCAACACCATTGAGACTTCTCTTAAGTTTTTCTTCAAGTTTAATTAGACCCTCTTGAATTTCCATCTCACGAGAGTTTAATTTAAGTAGCTCAGTCTCCTGGCTAATAGCAGCGGCAAGTTCACCAAAGGTCGGTGGAAGCTTACCTCGTCCCTCGGTTATGTCTGGACTATAAATGTCTGGCTGAGGTGGAGTCGGAGGTGTAGGTACGGGTTCCTTTTGACCAAGCCTTCTCATTCTTTCTAATCTGCGACGCTCAGCCTCATCCATGATTCCAGTGAGTACGTCCTGGTTAGCTGTCTCTCCAAGTCCTGCCACAAAGGCAGCACCAATTTGTTCACCTGAGACCATAGCCTCCTTTTTCAGTGTCGGAGACTTGAGATATTCCAGATCAATCTTTGGTATCATCTCCATCCCAATAACAGAACGGAGATCATTCAGAAGGTCTATCATGAAGTTAATGGCTCCACCAACTATATCGATGGCGCCATTACCTATGGATTTCCAGACATTATCGAAGTGCTGCTTAATAGCTATCCCAATCAATTTAAGAGCAGCCCATCCACCCTTGAAGACTCCAATGATGAAATCAAATCCTTTAGCAAGACCCATGGCAGTAGCTAAGAAGAATGTAACCATATTCTCCATTAGCCCTTTCCAGCCGTGTTTTAGATCTAAGAAACTCAGTCCTATACTATTAGCTAGAGAATTCCAAGCATCACGAATAAAGTCGGCAGTTACTGCCATAATGTCGCCGAGAGTTACAAATCCAGCTCCTGCTAGTGTTATCTCGTCTTTCATAAAGGTTATACTTGCAACTAACACAGTTAAAATAGTAAGAAGTACAGCGAATGGATTAGCTGCCATAATAACCCGGAACCTAGCAAAAGCTAATGCAGCCTTTTTAGTAGAAAGAGTAAAAATAATCAACGAGACTGTAACTACCTTCATAGCATTATTAAAGCCTTCGGCATTCTTAGCGAGGAATCTGAAGGTTGTTGCTAGGCCCTCGAGGAATGAACGTAATACGCTGACTCCCTGCACATCCCCCAAGAGAATGAGAAATCCCTGGAAGGCGCTCTTAACGCGAAGAATTGCACCATTCAAATTGTCGTCCATGATCGCAGCAACTCGTGTGGCCTCACCAGCGGCTAGTTCGTTAGCAGCGGCAAATTTTTCCATGTCAGTGAGCATCTTAGCCATAACCTCAGCTGCAGGACCACCACGTTGTCCAAACAGTTTGAGGGCAATACCAACATCATTGGTTTTTTCACGGATGGCTTTAAGAGCTCCAACAAGCCCAACCTCAGAAACCTTCACATCGTCCACAGTGAGACCAAGCTGAGCGAGGACCTTTCGCTGAGCAGTAGTTGGTCCCTCCAGAGCACCAAGCACACGACGAAGACCAGTACCAGCCATGGATGCCTGAATACCAGCGTTGGATAGAACTTGAACTGCCGCCGCTGTTTCTTCAAGAGACATACGAACACCAGAAGCAATAGGGGCAACAAACTTCATCGCTTGTCCCATTTGTTCCACTGTAGTATTCGCCGAGTTAGCAGATAGAGCAAGAACATCAACTACTCGAGCAGTCTCAGAAGTAGAAAGCCCAAAGCCCTTAAGAATATTGGTAGCGATATCCGCGGCACGCCCCAGACTGAGTGCACCAGACTGAGCGAGGTTGAGCGTGCCGGGAATCGCCTCGAGGATTTGGTTAGCATTGTAACCAGATCTCGCAAGGAACAACATACCACTTGCAGCTTGAGTAGCAGTGTACCTTGTAGTAGTACCAAGATCGATCGCTTTAGAACGGAGTGCATCGAACTCAGTACCTGTTGCCTTGGAGATGGCCTTAACGGTTGACATTTCCTGTGAGAAGTTAGCCAAAAATCTCACAGACTGAACAGCGGCTTGGCCAACGGCTACACCAGCAAAGGCCTTCTTGAGAAGATTACCAGTACCAGAAGCTTTACGCTGAACCTTATCAAGTTTTCCTTCGACAGCGTTAAGTCCAGTAATGGCCCCTCTAGAGTCAACCTTTACTTGGATTGTAAAAGTAGTGTCAGCCATTGTCCGCTTTCTTCTTTACCCACTCAAGGTAGGCATCGTCCATTGCCCTAATGATGCGAAGAAATGGGTCAATGAAGTCCTCATCCAATTCCATGTAATGAGCAAAGTTGATGATGTCTCTCCACGGGATTGGTCCAGCTGACATGCCGATTTCTCGACAAGTACTAAGTTCATTGAAGGCTGAGAGGAAGAAATGATCCCTCGGATATATCTCTGGCTCATCCCGCGCAAACGCTGGTATAGGTTGACCACGTTCGATCGCAGCTTCAACAACAAAGGATTTCTCCGAGTACTCAAGTTCCCACCTCAGCCTTGCGGCGAGTTTCCCGCCAGTTCATCCACATCCACCAGATCATCGATGAAGTTCTGAGGATCGATACAGAACTGACGAAGTTCATCAAAGAGCCAATCAGGAAGAGCAGCGAGAAATGCCGTACATTTCTCAAGAGAAAAGTCCTGAGAAACCCCCTGGGAATCCGAAACTTTTCTCCAGCCTTTGACAATGAGTTTGGGATAGAGAACTCGGTCATCGTCTCGGTTCTCTTCGATCACAGCTGCTGTGAAGCTACCAGCAGTAATTCTCCGAGAGTTCTTCCTGCTCCGCTTCAACAAAGCGTTGAAGTAAGGCTTGTTTGCCTCAGTAGCAGGGGATACGATCAACACAGGTTCTCCTACGATTTGATAGAAGGTGTACTCAGCAGTTCTTTCGGACTGAACTTCCAGCGCTTTCAAGTGATTGAAATCCATTTTAGGTCTCCTTTTAAGGAAGGGGCCCGACTATCACGAGCCCCGTTGTTCTCGCTTAAGCACTCGGCAGGTAACCGAACAGCGAGATGCTCATGGAATATCCGAGAGTCGTGTCCTTAAAAGCCATGATCGGAGTGTTGACCGTGACGGACTCATTCTCTGGATATTCCTTGTCTCCTCCACCGATAGTACAGGAGGGAATGTCGAAGAACATACCACCATCATCATTGTTCAGAGAAAAGTCCAGCGTAACAGTGGTGTTGTTCCTGATAGCAGACGTGATCGCCTTGTCAGTAAACAACAGAGTAGACTCGAAGTCGATCTCGAGATTCCCTGTGTTCATAAAGGCAGCGCCGAGATTCCCGAGCACCTTCTCGGGAGTCACATTGTTGTTGACGGTAAGAGTGACATTCTTGAAGTATGTAGAAAGGCCAGTTTCATCCGTCTGGGTAATCCTCAGACGAGCGATGTCCGATGTAGTATTGAATGCCACTACCTGTATAGGTTCCAACGGAGTGTCAGCTCCAGTCTTCCTCGTGGTAGTAGCGGGGTCTGTGTCTGTACCGACGAAGCCGAACGTCATTCCTGCCTTGTCAGCAAGAGGAAGATCGACAGTCATCTGATTGCAGTAGTTCCCCTTCGAATATTCGTAAGCATCAGTACCCACGGCCTCGAGGTCGGGGTAAGCTCCTTCGAAGGTAAAACTACGCTCGAGATAGTCAGTGTCATCCACAGGGACATTCCGAAGGAATCTGCCGAAGTAGATGTCTACGAGTTGGGTAGTATTCGCCTCAGTGGCCCAGCTACCAGAGGTCTTGTCGATGACCAACTGATTAGCAGAAACTGAGACAACTCGACCAAACCCAGAATTGCCGGTAGTACTGAATTGGTTGATAGCTGCATCTCCACCAAACCAAAGTACTTGACCAACGGAAATTGGAAGAGTTGTAAGATCGAGGGTAGTCGTAACCAGAGTGACCTGAGCCCCGGAAACACCGGAAACGTCAAGATCACCAGCAGTGGTACGATACCCGACGATCTCGATAGTGGCTTCATCGGGAGGACTGGCTTCAGCCGTGAGTGTCGAGGTAACCGGGATGTCAGTTGCAGCAGCTCCCGTATCTACGACATGAAGCCCGTTGTTAGCAGCAGTTGAGAAACCTCTCGCGTAGAGCAGGTTGTACTGAACAGCAGTTGTACCAGCAGCACCTACGGTAAAGGAGTCACTCGCAGTCACAGCAGTGACATCGTTAGTCTCCTGTGGACCCCATTTCGCTGCTCCCGTGAAGTTAGCGAAAAGGAATCCCTCCGAGAAGTCTAGAATGTGCTCCATTGTCAAATCGGCATCGAACTCGGCAGCGCTGTCAAGGTCAGTGATCGTACCTTTCTTTCGCTGTCGATCTTTGGAGATCGGATTTCGTTCCGTGGTACTTAGTTCGGGCCCAAAACTGTTGATGGTGTTGGGCTCAACCAATTTCCACGTCGTCCCTGCCGTACCAAGCGCTGTCTCAATGGCGTAGGCAAGGGACACGTTATTGGTCAACACGCGACTCATTGATTATTCCTCCTACTTCGTCTCATCGTACCAGAAAGCTACGGAGACGTCGCCCCGTGCCCATTGCTCTTCAGCGGGTAGTTCAAAACACTGCCCGTCATTAAAACAGACTTGGCTAATGTTCTTTCCTTCGTAGATGTCGCGGGCGGCCGACATGAGTTCATCCAACCGCAGGAGACCTCGGTCCACAGGTGAATACACCTCGATGTAGACCGCACCGCGACGCCTGAAGACCCTGCCTCCTGATTGACCTAGGGTCCATTGTCCTCCTAGTGCATGACGAACCGAAACACGTACCCATTCCTTTAAGTCCGATGCGTCGAACTCTTCGTTCGGGAAACAGAATGGAACCGTTGGGGCTGAAGGATTCCACTTGTCCTCAAACTCCTGGTAGATGATTGTACGTGCCTGATCAGTTGTCATCTACGTCTTGCATCCTGGGTTGATCGCCTTATAGCATCCTGAACAAAGCCAGGAGGGGCCTGAGGAGAATGACCTGCATTTAGCAAACCAATGTAAGGGACATTGTTAGATAAAACGACAGGGCCTCTGTAGGGATTCCATCGCTTTAAAATCCCAGCACTGGTCTTTGCCTCAGCATATGAGACGTTCAATTTACTACCCGAAACATGGGTATGGGGGCGGTCTTTATTGAAGATCCAATTACTAGCCGCCCAATGCGTATCCTTCGGAGTGTCCTGGAAAAGGTATTCTTGAAGAAGTCCGGCGAGTTTCCGCTGACGTTGAGCAGCAGTCTCTCGCATCTTCTTCTTGACCTGTCTGGCGTTGGCCATCAGGTTACTCCTCTTCGACCACCTTTTCCATGTTGACAATCGCCGGTTCCAGACTCTTACGAAGTCGCTTAGCTTCATTCGCTTGAATCCTCAACAGGCGATCCCCCTCAGCATCAGCAATGTACCATTCACCACGGTTGGGGTTGATGATCTCGTGGACGTCTGGGTCGTAAAGAAACTCATCGAATTTCTTCGGCTCATTGACCGTGGGTTCTTCCAGAGTCGGAGCAACCTCGGGTTCTACGAGATCTTCGAGCTTGGTGTACGTGTTGTTCAGGAAACGCCCTTCATACAGCTGTCGAAGTTTCCGAACGGAACAGGACAACTGCCGCCAGGGGAATTCGTCGCCTTCCTTGTACGGTCTGCCTGCAAAGCGAAACGCCTTGGAGACGACGAATTTCCCGCCGGGCGTGAAAGGCTGCCGCACCTTGGAACTCATGTCGAACAGCCTTCGTGGTCGTCTACGCGACGGCCGTAGCGAAGAAGGTCCCCATGTCGGCGGAGATCTTCTTTTGGACCATTGCCATCTCGATCTCGATCCGGTCGGCCTTGATCTTGGTAATCCGGAACTTGGCGATCCGGCCACCCATGGCACCAGCACCGAGCAGCCCCGTCCAGCTGAACGTGTAGCCAGCAGACGGAGTCATCAGACCGGGAGAGGGAGCAGCATAGCACAGAAGCGCACCCTTACTCCCGATGAACGCGTTGCTCTCAGTAGCACCCTCGGCCGCCGTGTTCTTGATTCCCTCCATCACGAAGACGCGAGGAATCTTGAACAGCATAGCCAGGTCCGAAGTGTCGATGTCCGCAGGACGGCCCGGAGTCTGACCGTACTTGACACGGTCGATGATATCCGGGTGGTCGTACAGTGCGTCCGCGACCTCGGGACCCAGAACGAGGGTGTTCGGCTTGAAGCCGGTCAGCAGCTGCTGAGCACGGCGCTCAGCTCGGATGTCTTCGATCGGAGTCGAAGAAGCATCGTTCCACTGAAGGAACTGACTCGCACCAGGGGCAGCAGCGACGCCAGTCAGATCAGTTGTCCAGATCGAAGCACCAAAGTAGTTGGTCGCCCAGAGGATCTCCCGCTTCAGAAGAGCCTTCTGAGAAACGAGCTCAGTCGCTTCACGGTCGGGTTGGAGGGGTTCGTCGGAGTTCGCGCGACGCTGGTCTCCCACGTCGTGATGGAAGGCCCAGACATCGGCGTAGTAGTTCCCCTGGTCCATCTTGTAGTGGCCACCAGCGGACTCAGTCCCGTCTGCACGCTTCTCCATCTCGTCGCGGTTGAAGTAGCCACGATCGTACTCCCAGTACAGATCGGACTGCTTTCCGACAGGAATGTTCGGGAAGACACGATCGGCTACGAAGCCAGCCGCGTCTTGCATATAGGCGATGCTGATATTGGTCAGCGGCCTATTAACATGAACGTCATGCTGTGTAGGTCCGGCCATTTCTCATCTCCTTCTGCCTTAGGCGGGTTGTGGCTACTAAGCCGAGATGTCCCGGGGCTCCCAGAGCATGGTGATAATCTCACCATCAGCCCCACCAGTGATCGCTCGTCCGTGGATCCAGTCGCCAGTAGCAGCGACCTCAGCACGGGCATCTGCACCGGTAGTCAGCTTGGCACCAGCTGTGATCGTGGCACCAGCCATGACCTTGACGAATCCTCCGATAGCCACACGGCCTACACGGCCAGCAGCTGCCGGGTTATCCTGAAGCACACCGATAGCGGTAGCTCCCTGAGCAGACACCTTGACAGCCTGCCCGCTGGAATTCACATCCACGAACAGGTACTGTCCCGTCGTGGAGTAGTCAGCGGCCACAGGCAACGAAACCGAGAGGACAGAATTTTCGGTCGCCATGATCTCCTCCTTTAGGAATGGCGGTTGTGAGTCCTATGGACTCGGATCATGACGAACTCAGGACTTCTGCGTCTCGGTGTAGAGGCGCGAACCCTCGTCGGTCTTCAGTACTTCGTTGTAGGCCTTGGCGAAGGGCATGTCATGCTTCTCCGAATAGGCCTTGGCGAGATCGTTGAGCTGTTCCTCGGCATCACCCTTGGCCACATCAGTGGTCCCCCTAGTGTCGAACGCCGGAGAAGCCGCATCGTCAGCAGCCTTCAGCATCTGACTGATCTCCTTGCGAACGTCCTCGTCCTTGATACCGTTGATGGCCTTCAGGAGAGAAACCTTCGCATCTTCGCCACCCGTCAGATGACCGAGCTCATCCTCCGCACGCTTGGCGAATTCCATGTTCTCAGCACGCTCGCGATCCTCACGGGCCTGCTTGCGATCGGCGTCGGCACGCTTGGCCATCTTGACCAAACGAGGATCATCCGACTTGTGGAACTCCTCGCCATCTTCGCTGGTGTAGATGACGGGATCCTCGGCAGCAGCCTTCTTGAGCACTTGAGCACGATGGTCTCCATCGAACTTCAGGAACTCGTCACGCTCACTGTCAGGCAGGTTGTCGTAGTAGGACTTCTCAGCGTCGTTCAGCTTGCCGTAAGCCTCGGACTTCGCCAGCTTGCCTTGCGCCGCCGTCAGTTCCACAGTCAAACTCTCGACCGTGGGTTCGGTGGTCTTGCTCATTGGATCCTCCTTAGGATTGAGCGGGTTGTCGTTGTCACCTTCAGGATGATCCGACTTCATAGTGGGATCATTGGGATCGGACGAAACGCCGTCTCCCTCGCTGGGGACAGCAGCGGCGGCTTCGGCGGCCTGCTCCTGCACCTTTGCACTGTATTCGTCCAGAGCTTCTATAATGGAACTCTGAACGTCCGGGTATCTTTCCGGATTATTCACGATCATTTGGATGGCATCGTACATGGCATCCTCGGATTCCCACAAATCATGCCACAACTCACGGACTACTTCTCGGGCTTCCATGGCAGCAACTGCATCTATGAAAGCACCCTTAGCTATGTCCTCAGAGTCATCTCGCTTCATGAGTACCATCTTGGCTCCCTCCTGAGCCATACGATCAACGGCACTAATCTCATTCAAGCGAAATTTGTGAAGAATCCGTTTTCCCATCATTCAACCTCCTCGGTGAAATCAGCCATCCGATGTCCACCGATGGAAAACCCGCGGTAAGTACCATCTCGGAACTTCTCGAGCATCTCTTCATTATCAGGCTTCATGGCAATCATGAGTCCTGTCTGATGAATCTCTATACCAAAGGCCTTAGCAATTTCTTGAGTCATTGGCCAGGCAAATACTACACTTCCCTTCTCATCTCCGGTATGCATTTCCTTGGCAACACGAGCTTCTTGCATAAATTCAGTAGCAGCTTCTAACATAGAAGTCTCAGGAATGTAGTCTCCCTGCTTATCAAAATAGGGCTCATTATCTATATTACAGATGATAGCCCACCCAATTACTAGTCCTAACTCGTCGTCTACCTTGAGGATTTTTGCCTGTCTTTCCTCGTGATCGATAGACTTGAGTAGAAACATACCCTCCCACTTGGTTCCTACCGGGTCTACATAGACACCGAGGGAATTGCATCGGACACCTGTAACATTGTCTTTTGCTACTTTGCAAATTGAACTGACTTTATTCCTAGACTCGTCTACCATAACTAGATCACCTAAACTTACGTCGGGTAACTCAATTAACCCCTTACTAATCATGTAATTCGTGGATGCATCTCCGGCATAGAAAGCAAAGGTACCATCATCCACAGGAATGAAGGAAGCAGAAATGCTGGCATCGGAGAACTTCTGAGTCAGTGAGTCAACATCTTCTTTGGTAAATCCGGCGAGAATGGTAGGACCAAGTTGAATGTCGATGGCCTCGGGGATAAACACATCGCCAATCGGGGAGGAGTCAATCATTCCTTCTTGCTTCAAAACACGACGAGCCCACATAAGGGCATCGTTTCCTCCCTGAGCTTCCCAGAGATCATGCTTCTCGATCATGTCTGCTCTACGAAGATAAGAGTGTATCTTCTTCAGATTGCTCAGTGGTACAGCTCCACCAGTAAGTTTACAAACTTCTGGTTCCACATCGTGCTTAGCAACCGTTTCAAGAACAGTCTGTGGCGGACGAAATGATCGTTCTCTCTTCATCCTACTCTCCGTCGCTGACGTCTAAGTAGATCAGACGAACAATACCAGTCACATTGATAGTCCCAGTCGCAGAAATGCTGGCATCAGGAACTGTAATATTCAAGTAGACATCAGTACCAACAGTTGCGTCATTAGAAATAGGAGTCGTTGATTGAATGTTTTCTACGTGACCAGTTCCAGAAGAAACCGTGATAGCGCTGGCTGTGATAATATTGATTGCTGTTCCAGTAGGAGGACTACCAGTAGCAGCACCAACACCCATCGACGCAAAGAAAACACCATCTGATATTCCTGTTCCAAGACTGTTGACAGTTATATCTAAAAATGTAGTTAAAATCTGAACTCTAGTAGACGGAAGTCTGAACAAAAGGTTGGCAGAATAACCACCACTAGCTCCCCCAGTGTCCACAACTGTGAGGTCTACATCCTCAAAACGGACGTCTTCGAGTTGGGGAACCTGAGCCTCGGACTTCACCTTCAAGATACTATTGCGATTGGAACTGTTCATACCCGTATTGAGCTTAGAACCATCAATCACAAGGTTCTTGAAATGATGAGTGTTTCTCGTTGATCCAGACATTAGTCTCCTCCTAGTTCACGCCTATATTACAGCGTAGACTGGCCGATGTCAACTGTTACCTGACTTGACATTCGTACCCCGCTCCTGCTGGATCACGAGCCACACGAATGACTTTCCACTCCCTACCCTCAATTGTCACTCTATCTCCTATCTCTGGAACTACATTAATCGTAGCTCCAAGAATAGTAAGTAGCCTATCTCCTACCTTAACTACTGTACCATCAATTCTCGAATCTCGGTAATCATCGATGAAACCCCTACCAACATACTTGGTCTCAATCTGATCTCTACCACCAGTTATGTCTCCACGAGTACTAGGACGAGATCGAACCAATGTAAGTGGAAAAGTTAAAGGACCAAGAGCTTTCCCAATCTTGCCAGCGATTCCTGCTTTAAAGATATCGGGCATTAATAACCCCTTGTTAGATCGAAGGTATCACTTGCCGAGGACTCATTGTCCGCACCGCTTACAAACGGACCAGCAAGTGCAAGTGCACCGCCAGATCCCGCCGTAAGCCAGAGACCGATGAGTTCTTGTACGATAGTTGGGAATCGTGTTCCCTTCTCCGACCTGATATATTCAATCTCAGCACTACCTGCCTTAAGACGTTTGATGTTCCCACTCCCAGTCCCAGTTGAATCTAAGAGAGAGGGATCATTGATAAGAGCTAGCCCAAGTTCACAAGTAGCATCTAAGATCTGTTGAGGAACAGCGGTTTCATCAAGATCATTACCGTCTTTATCCTGAAGACCACTACGAGGCCATTCGAGAGGTTGAGTGGCTACAGGTTGATACCTTGTTCCTTCCCAATCCTGACGATCGAGAAAAGCAGTGGCAGTAATGAGTGCCTGCTCTTTAGTAGTTGTATCTGCTGACTCACGCCATACTGTAGCATGGATCATGTAAGTAAAGTAGGTGTCAGCAGTGGCTACATCTACGTAGCTATTTTGTCCCACTGTCAACGGCATTTGGATTCCCCTCGTTCGGAGGATTATTAGTCTGATTTAACTTGGCCTTAGCCTGTTCTCTCTGAATGTCAGCCATCTCTAAGGCCTGTTCTATTGCTTCATCCGGGACATTAGAAAGTCCGAGAAGATTACGAATCTCATTAACAGCAGGATCGGCAATGGTAACTCTTGCACCTGAAAGAGCCAGATCCTTGAGTGCTTTGGTCACTTGTTCAACATCACGGAACTTGATAGACTCAGGAGTAAGTTTAGGCATCAGATCTTCATTGAATCCATTGAGTCTCCACAAAGTGAAGATGAAGTCACGCTTGAGAGCTTCACTAAGTTCGGATAAAGTTGAATCAACTATCAGGAAGAAGACATTGGTCTTATCACGCGCGAGCGCATATGATCCTCCTGTGGTCTCTCCTAACAACAGTTGTTCAACTCCAAGGAGCGTTGCGATATTACGTGTGACACGTCGAATAGCGCTCGCGATCTCAGGAAGTCCCGACGTTTTGCTCTGAAGCAATTCTAGATCCCATTGTTTCACAGCACTAGGAGCTCCCCGCTCATCGATCGTCTGATAAGTCAGAGAGTCGAGCAATAGTCCAGTGTCTGGTTTACGAATATGGTTTTGAATGAAATCAGTGAGATTATTAATCCATTTAGTCTGGTCTGCTGGTGTAATATCTCCAGACTCCACTAATGAAGCAAGTTGAGCTAAAGGAGCACGACCAATAGGAATACCACGAAGATCAGTCTCGAATCCATCCTGCTCTAATTTCTCGTAAATCTTAAGTCGCTCGGCATACGGATAAATATGCCTAACAAGCCCAAGACCCTCAGGGCTATCACTAAGACTATCATCTACGAGATACATCATTTTAGCTCGTGGCAAATATATCTCAGAATGATCCTGTGGAGATCGTTGAATCACTCCCTTGATAGTTCCAATTCTATCAGTATCCCACTTTTCAATAGTAGACTGAGGACGAGGAGCAAAATCCTTGAATCCAATTTTCCCGTCTTTCCTTCGAATCGCAGTCCACTCCTGAATACTAAAACCATAGAACCGATACATGGACGCACGTCGAACGATACGACGCCAGGGAGTTTCTGTACTGTCCATTACGTCTTTAACGAAGTCGGCTAGTTCCTTGGCCTCATCAGAATCATTGGCTGGAGTTACTGCCCAAGTTGCCTTAGATACCAGATTCAAATAATACCTGACTCCAGCACCAACGATTGCTACATTCACTAAAGTCTCGGAGAACTTGGTGTATTTCTGTTTACCGGTTAGTACGGCATTTTGTTCGTTCTCGAGAATATAACCACCATATATAGGAGTCCCAGGTACACCAGTAGTACCAAATGGGTTAGATCGATTTACTGAAGCATTCTGCCTGATTTCTGGGCTAAGACTTTTACCCATTGATCTGCAACTCCCGTGGTCCAACAGCGACTAGTAAATTACGAGGAGGAATTAAACCATTAAAGGCTCTACTCGATGCGTCCATCTGGTCTTGGAACTTACTAAATGGAAAATTACAAAGCTCATCTAGGTATTCCTCATTCCACAGACCACGAATCATCTTGATATTACCAGCTTCAGCCTGAGCAGCCATCGGTTTAGCTCTCGTAATCTTGTCACCAGTCTCGGGAGTAAACCGAACGTCGTAACCAGCAAGCTGTCGAATATAGTATTTGGCTTGAGCTTTACCAGCCTGTCCCGGATCTTGTGGACCACTTATACGCGTGCTATATCCGTCATTAGCTGCTGTATTAAGAATAAGCCTTTCAACCTTGTGCTCGGATGCTTGAATTCTGACCACATCTTCAATATAGAAGAAACCATCCTTACACCGACTCATCTTAACACCAGCAGTATACGCAGCAGTATGAGAATCAGTGGCAGCTAAATCCCATGCACGAATTGTCTCCCTTTGGGCAGGAGGAGCGTCAACAATCTCAAACCACTCACGTTTGAACATCCCACCACCGCGAGGAGCCGGTCGTTGCTGAAACTGAGAAGCAACAGCATAAGCTCCTAACACATTTTTGTCTCGCTCTACAACTGCTTCAGTCATTCGCTCTGGCCACATCAACTCCCCGTCTTTGATTCGAGGATCTTCAAACCCGATGCAAGTAGTACACTTACGTTCTGGTTCAAACTCCATCGGAAGCATAAGATGTTCGTATCCCAATTCCTTCTCGAGAATATAGCCAGAGATGTCTTGGTCATGAACTCGCTGCATAATAATCACGATAGCCGATTTTTCGGGATCGCTCATACGAGTAGGAACAGTTTCCGTGAACCACAGAAGAGCTGCGAATCGTTTGGCGTCAGATTCTCCGTCCTTGATATTGTGAGGATCATCGATGATGAACCGATCTCCTCGTTCACCAGTACCAAGACCACCAACGGAGGTAGCGATCTTGAATCCGGCAAAGTCCGTGTCAAACCGCATCTTAGCATTCTGATCCCCAACAAGCTTAAATCGTTTTCCCCAAAGCCCCTGGTACCATTCCGATTTAATAAGATTACGGCATCGTCGATTATCACGAACAGTAAGATCGTTAGAGTATGAAGCTGAGACGTATCTCTTCCCAGGCATCCCTTTAGGACCCCATTCCCATGCAGGCCAGAAAACTTCAGTAGTCAGGGATTTCATACAACCGGGAGGGACGTTGATTAGCAGTCGAGTTATTTCGTCTCGTGTTACAGCTTCAAGATGCTCACAGACAGCATCGATGTGCCAACCCATAACGAACTCTCTACCTGGTTCCAAAACTGGCCAAGCGAGTTTTATAAACTCCCTAAGACTAGCCTCAGAGTCAGCTCGGTCAAGGGCCTTCAGCGCCTGAGCTGGATTGAGTTGACCGAGTGAGAAGTTCCCGGAGTTCATTACGCTCATCCTGACTCAGATCGCTTGCATCAAACTCGATAGGACCACCCCCAGGACCCGAGTGCTCATTGGCCACAACTTCTCGCTGACCAAGATATTGCTTCCCGAGATGGATAGCCATGGAAGAATTGGCTGACGCGAGTCGGAACTGCTTCCTACGAAGCGAGATGCGACCCATCATCAACCCTTTTTCCCAGGCCTTTGCAGCGGTCTCGTCCGAAGCGAGCAAACTCCTGAATTGATGAAGTCTGATACCGAGAAATGCTGCAGCCTCACGGTAAGTACACTGAAGCCTCCCCATCTTCTCGATATCTCTGGCTTTTACTTGGATAGTAGGCATAGCAACGACAAAATACACCAATGGCGTTGGGATGTCAACATTATTTTTTCTTGACAACTAGATGAGAATTTGATAATATTAAGATGTAAACAACTGAAGGAGGTTTGACTTGGCAAGACGACGTAGCAAGATCGGTATGAGAAAACCTCGGAAGATTGGAACTGAGGAACTCAACAGAATGAAGTATATGGCCAAAGCAAGTTGTGGGCCATTAAATGCTCCTCGTTGGGGATTCACTTCCACTAAGAACGGCAAACTTGACGCATGTGTGTTTTACGCGAGATTTGCCGCAAAGAAGTTTCTCGATCTTATGATCGGAGAAGACGAGGTTGAGTGGATCGACGACGACACACTGAGAACTGAATCCGATGTTCGTATCTATGCCAATTCTACTAAGAAGAAAAATACGCTTCGAGCGATCTTTGATCATAAACTAACATACAACGAAAACCGATACCACACTCTTAATGAAGACCACGAAAAGCGCGCAGCCATAATCAAAAGCAACGATCATGCCAAACCATTTGTAGAAGGCTCATCTATCACTACTCGGAAGCGTCGGTCGAGAAAGGGAATGGTCCTTATCCGAACCATTGCTGAAGAGTTAGGAATGACACCCCGGGAGGCTCGTGGGATCCTGAGAGGGAAGATGAGAAAACCTGAACAAGGTTGGGCGTGGCGAACCACAGAGGAAGTCATCAAGATTAAGAACCTGATCTTAAGCAGTGTTCGCACGGTCAAGGTAGACTTCTCGGAGACGACATGAATTGGAAGCAAGACTCTCAAACTCGTCATTGGCATGCTGAGCATGAAGGTCACAGGGTTCGTCTTCAGCGAAGCCGATGGGGGAATTCCACAACTCCTGCATGGGAGATTTACATCGACGGTAAATCTCATGGCAAGGAGCTAAACCTCAGTTCTGCCAAGCTGGAGGCGAAGCGTGAACTGAATATCATGATGAGCCGCTCAGGCTTCTGAGGAGACGACATGGCTCAGAACATCTTCACTACCTACTATTCTTTGCACCCTGACGGTGTGTGGAGAAACGATCTCGGTCGTCCTGCCATTCCCTCCGATGTAGAGAAGGCTGGATTCGAGATAACCGACGCGCATCGGAAAGCTTACGAGGACTACCTTGAAGAGACTACTCGTGTATATGCCGAGGCCCAAGCAAAGATGACCCCGGAACAAGAAGCTGAGTACCTCTCCGAACTTCGTGCTGCCTTCGGTCCTGGAGAAGAAATCGTGGATGTTATCACGGGTAAGAGGTACTTCACATGATTACTCCATATGATGTCCACCGAGTCGCTCGACTACTTGAGATTCACGGAATACCCGTGATGGCTGCAAGCGAGTGGAACGATGTTGAAGATGGTGAGATTCAGATCACTAAGATCCTGAGAGTTCAAGTCGGCGAAGATTATCTTCACGTGGTTCATGTCGAAGGGAACAAGATAACCATCGATCGAACCAATTATCGTCCTGGCCGACTCGTGAATCGTCTCAAGCAACTGCTACGATGAATTGCGCGCGCCCCCGCTATTCCAAACGGGTTCTGTCGTCGGCCCGGGCGGGGGCGTCACCTTTACCAGGAGGACAACAATGAAAAGACTTCCTACTAAGGTTTACTGCTGGGCTATGTACGGCAAGGACGATGAAGGTCCTGGTTATATCTATGTTCTCAAGGAAAATGGTAAAGTTACGGATGGTGATGGCCGAGAAATCCGAGTTAACTTCCTAGTTAACATCGTGGATCTACAAGTTGTCGGCGACGTATTCCACTATCGAATGGGATATGAGACTTGGGGCAAGTTAGATAACCCTGATGTTTCGTTGGTTCTTCATTGTAAGTATTGTATCGAACACTTTTATCCCACCTCTACTTAGCAGATTTTTACGGTTGACACGGTCTTGTCTCTAATGATAAGATTATATTGTCAACGAAAGGACACGACCGATGAGAACTCGCCAAATCAAGCTCGGTGACGCACTTCTGTTCCACGATGAAGGTGGAATCGTACTGGTTCAGATCGATGAGTTCAGTGACCTCCACCGTCTTCAGGAGTACCGTCGGATGGTCAATCCTATGACCGTCTCTTGCAAGCTAGAGTTCAATGGGTCCTACAAACGCAAGCACATGAACACCAACACCCCATGCATCCTCATCACAGGCGACTAACCGTAATCAAGGAGACCTCATCATGTCACACGAAGTAGAAACAATGGCCTTCACAGGAGAAGTGCCATGGCATGGGTTAGGAACTCATGTCGAATCCAACCTGAGCATCGAGGAAATGCTTGTCCAAGCAGGCCTCGACTGGCGCGTCATCCGTGAACCTGCAGAACGAGATGGCGTTGTCGTCCCAGGACATTACTGGCTCGTTCGATCCTCCGACAACAAAGTTCTCGACGCGTGTGGGAATCGCTACAAGCCAAGTCAGAATGCCGAGGCGTTCGAGTTCTTCCGCGAATTCCTCGACGCAGGCGAAGCGATCCTCGAGACTGCTGGTTCTCTCAAGGGAGGCAAATATGTCTGGGGCCTCGCGAACCTCGACACTTCCTTCACCCTTCCCGGCAAGGACCAAGTCGACGGATACGTTCTCGTCGGATGTCCTCACGAACAGGGTAAGTCCCTTCTCATCAAGCGAACCTCGATTCGGGTGGTCTGTCACAACACGCTGACAGCCGCACTGCGAGACAAGACCGGAACTTTCCGCTTCGTCCACAGATCGAAGTTCGGGAAAGCGGCGATCAAGAAGGCGAAGATGGTTCTCGGACTCGCCCGCGAAGACATGCGCGAGTTCGAGCGACAGGCGAAGCTGATGGTGGAACATGAGATCAAGCTCTCTCAGTTCGTCTCCATCGTCGCTCCCATCATGCTCCCCAAGGCAACTCCCGACAGGATCATGGACATGGTCAAGGACCCGAAGAAGTTCACGCCTCGAATGAAGGATCTGTACCAGGCCTATACTCAGGCTCCTGGTGCTACTCCCGGGAACGCCTGGGGCGTCCTGAACGCCGTGACCTTCTACACCGATCACATGGCCTCGCGTACACAGGATCAGCGCCTGTCGAACGCGTGGTTCGGAAAGACTGCTCGTCAGAAGCAAGCTGTTCTTGACAAGCTGCTCGTCACCGTGGGAGCGTAACCATGTTCATAACACCCATGAAAGCCAAGAAGGACAATCATGAAGAACTTCCTGGCATCGACTATCTCTTTGAGATAAAGTACGACGGGATCCGTGTTATCATGGTGTGGAACAGTCCTACCATCACTATCTTCTCTAAGAGTGGAAGAGATATCACGTACAAGTTCCCCGAACTTACCGATCCCAAGCGACTGAACTCAGTCTTCCTTTCTACCTCTGGAGTATTCGACGCGGAACTGGTCTGTTTCAAAGACGGGATTCCTCACTTCCCGTCGATCATCAGCAGATTCCACAGCAAGGACACGGACAAGATTTACCGAGGAGTTCAGGAGAATCCCGTGACTGCCTGTCTCTTCGATGCTCTTAGGATAGGTGATAGTCCTATCATGCACGAAGGTCTTCTTAATCGTAAGGAACTTATGAATGGTGTTCTTCTCACCGATGAAGTTTACACCATTACCAAGGTCCATCGATTTGGTCAGAAGCTCTACGATCGCGAGAAGGAGCGGAACGCGGAAGGCATCATTGCCAAGCGTGTCGGAAGCATCTACCGTCCTGGCAGTCGTACTCAAGATTGGCTCAAGGTTAAGATCATGTACGAGGAGATAGTCTGCGTCTACGGCTACACTGCTGGACTCGGGAAACGTGAAGGATTCTTCGGTGCGCTCATGTTCTGCGACGACAAGGGAGTCCCTCTCGGGAACGTGGGAACAGGATTCACAGACGCACAACTCCAATCCATGATGACCTTCCTCCAGTCCCGAGGACCGAAGATGAAAAGTCCCGGAGTCTTCGTACTCGACAAGCCCTTCACCATCCTTGTCAAGGGAATGAGGAAACTCGAGTCCGGAGCGATCCGCGAACCTGTCTTCATCAGAACTGTCGGCGTCTAACTAATCTGCGTCCTGCGCGTGCATCGTAGGACGCATTTTAGTAGATCCGTAGAGGACGCCAACGGCGTTTCTCAGCGTTGCCTCTCATGTCGCACGTATCACGACACGTCTTAATTTCTCGTTGCCAAGAATTGACCCTGGCGCGCTCTGAAAGACCGTCATTTCTAACGTGTCCATGGTCATTCTGTGGATGAGAGAAATGCAATGCGTGTCATGTGTCGCGCTTTTCCTGAGCGATTCTGAGAATTGACCATGGACGTGTCTAAAGATCCAATAATATCGTGTTGAATCGTCAATCTGTCATGTAGTAATGAACCACATAGTTCCGTTACCCGCAATGACGCGGATATAGTCATACTGACTAGTCAGAGCAGGAGCAGATGCAGAGCCCTCGACAGTATCACTACCGTTAGCAGTCACGGTCACAGTGTTACTTCCTGAGTCTACCTTCTTGATGAAGTACTCTCTATTTCCACTTAGAGCGGAGATCGCAGGAAGGTTAACAGTGACATTGCCAGAAGTAGCATCACACATGATATAAGTATTAGATCCAGCATTGACAGAAGTACTAGTCTCATCAGACACAGAGTGGGATTCGTTCCCATCACAGAACAACTCACCATCTATCTCAGTGTTTCCCTCAGCATAGAGTTCGCCACCATTGTTGACGAAGTCCATGTGAGTCGTAGTCACAGCATTGGGAGTACTAGATGATCCGGAGATAATAACCACAGACCCATCACGGATAAGTGCATGAGTCTGAATTCGAAGTCCCATCTGTTTATCTTTAGCTGTCCCAGTACCAGTTCCTGTGACAACACCGTCTAGTGACACAATTGCCGCATGAGAAGCGCTAGCAGCTTTGACGGCATATCCCTGAACACCAATAATCGTGGAACCAGAGGATGACGCCATCCCAACAACATACCCACGATACCCAATACCATCCATTGATCCGCCAATAGTAGCATCAGAGTAGAACGCAATACACTGGCCAGACGAAGTACCACCATTAACCCTGACCCGCATGAAACCATTCTCAAACTGCTGATCAGATGCGGGATTAGTAAACTCATAGTACATCGGCTGCATACCGTTAGTAGAGCTGATCTTGATACTGTTGGCATTGATACGACCATCAATGATCTGAACTGTGGAGGTATTAAATGAAGCTCCACTATCGGTAATATCATACCTGAACCGAATACCACGAATAGTCTCAGCATAAATCGAACTCGCAGCAAGAGCTACATCATAGTCAATGTCGAATCCATTAATAGTGTTAGTTGCAGTTCCAGATACACTATGGTTTACATCAGCGAAGAATGAACTTCCCGTCGCAGTTCCAGTCCATGTAGAAGCTACTTTACCAGAAGTAGAAAAATCGGAAGATGCAGCAGTCCAGTCAATATGTTCATTGGTTAGAGCTAGGTGCGAGTCAATCTGTGCGTGAGTATTTGTCCCAATAGTAGTCAGATCAGTGTGATCAATAGTCCCGCCCTGAGCAGTTGTAGAGTGGTCGTGAGTAGACATAGATCCTGTAACGGTGAAATCACCATCCACATAAAGATCATAGTCAAACTCGAACCGAGTATTAGCACGAGACCAGGTAAGATTACGGATCGTTTCGCCGGGATATACATATCCGCGAGAATCGCCGAACCTTACCATAGGATCGCCGACAGTTCCAAGCGTAGCAAGTTCCCATCTAGCATCAAACCACGAAGCTTCAATCCCTACATTGGTTGTCATCCAGTCATTATCCATATCGTAAAGAATATAAGCCGCCTGAGGATCAGAGATAGAACCGAAATAGACATATCCCTGAGAAGCTGTTCCTGCCGAGTTGACGTAGACATCTTTCTGGAGTTCGGCATCATCTTCTACTACAAGCGAAGCACCAGTATTCACAGTCAGCGACTGACCAGCCTCAATTGTCACTGGCTTATTGATCGCAATGCCACCAGTACTAGAAGTCAGAACGGAAAGACTAACATCACGGTTGAAGTGGAAATACCCATAGTTACCAGTATCCCCATGGTGGAACTGAATGGCAGGCACAGTTGATAGACGACCCAACGTGAACTTGATCTCATCGAATGTCGTAGACCCTCCAGTGTGGTCCTCGTTCTGAAGCGTGTTGACATGGATTCCCTTGTCAGTCGCTAGCTGAGCAGACGAACCAGACAGAGTCAGTTTAGCACTAATCACTACTGGCCGATTGATCGAGAACGAGCCCTCTACATCCACAGTATTGGAATGGTCGAAGCCGATATAAGGAACGTCTGACACACCACCAGCTGAGAAGTAGATGTAGTCGGTCCCTGAACCAACATCTTCATCTACATCATTGCCGACGAGGATTTTGTCTAAACTAGCAGTTTGAGTAGGAGCATTAGTCCAATCAATATGCTCGTTGACAAGTGCCAAGTGGTTGGTCAGATTAGTTCGCTCAGTAGAAGTGATAACACTACCAGATCCTGCATCGGTCAGAGCATCAAGAACAGCGATATTAGAGTGAGTATGTCTGGCAGCAGTGTTCGCCGCAACATCGGTGTTGGCAGATACACGACCATCAGTGTAGTAGAGATTAGTTCCCTCAGTGACAAGATCCGTCGTGTAATCACCTGCCACAGCAACAACGACACCAGTCCGACCGAAGACACTATCTACTGCTCCGCCTGTCGTAGTCCCGCCGATTCCTCCAGTGACATAGACGCGATGGATTCTGGGACTATTCGTGACGACAGTTCTAGATCCCCACGTTATGACATTGGTAATCTTCGGACCATAGTCAACGTAACTACCCATTAGTAGCCTCCGTCAGTGTCCTCGATGATCATGGCAAGTTCGCCAAGACCCTTCGTGAATAGGTAGGCATTGGCATCATCGGTCACGGAGTTGAGAATCTCGGTATACCTTCTGACAGACATAGTAGCCGTAGTAGCCTTCGGAAGAATCATGCTCAGCTGATTAGTAACATTGGTAGGATTCTTCGTAGCATTACCATCAGACTCAATAGTAATAGTACCACCAGCAGAAGTCAACGTAATGATGGCATCACCATCAGCATCGGAGGCTGTGGCCTTGGCCATATAAGTCCATAGCCTGTCACTGAGATCCTCGGGAGTCTCCACACCAGTGTCAGAATCTCGATCGTAGAAGGAAAGGATTATCGGGTGGTCATTGCCAACGACAGCGACTTGGTCAAATTGAAACCTGGCGTCTGACATGACTTATCCTCACAAAGAATTGGGCCGCGCATAGCACACGACCCAATTATACGTGAGCGATTGGTCCTTGTCAACTTAGAAAACGAGCGTCTGCTCCACAGGACCAGGCTGTCCAGGAGGCCCGTCATCACGCCACGGAGTAGAGGCAACAGATCTCGGACCTTCTCGAGTATTCGCGTCGATCCCTGCCACAGCAAAGGTGACGGTCCACCCGTACTGATAAGACAGCCGATGATAGACATAGCCGTCAGTGGCAGTAGCAGGAATGTGCTCGATGGTAGTACGGACAGTATCTCCGTCGGCATTCCACATAGTCAAATACCCACGGTACTCGACTACTGTAGAGCCAGACGTAGGAGGTGTCCAGCGATACTCGATCCCAGGATTCTGTCCCCACGACTTGATCCCGTAACCTGCGAGCATAGCTACGAGCGTCAGAAGTGGGATAGCAGGCTTGGCGAATTTCTTGATGGTCATAACCTCTTCCTCGATTGTGGGCCTGCCGAAGGCAGCAGGCACGCGGGAAAGTGTCAGTCCGTCCCTTCCCGCGACATGGGAGAGAGCCTCCGACAGGCCCGGTTCGATCAAGCGATCAACACGCAAGTTCGAGCGTCAATTATACGACACGGTTTAATCTCTTGTCAACTGTGCGTGTCGGTCAGTTCCCGGAACTTCCTCTGGTACTCATCTACAGCATCTTTCATAGCATTGGTATCACTCACACCATTCCGCCACATAACAGCTTTGGCGGCCAGCTCAGTGGTAAGCAGGCTATGAGCCACAATATTTGGCATGACAGAGGAATAACGGTCGAAGAACCGCTGAGGATGGGTAGGCTGCCTGAGGTCCTCAGCAATCACCATAAGCGATGAGATATGTGTCATGTGTGACTCGTCGTACTTGATCATCCCCATGTCTCTCAGTTCAACTAGGGTCTCCTCAGGGACTTCTGACAGGTCACAATAAGCGATCAACACCTCGAGCAACGCCCGGCACTCATCTACTGAAGGGCTCATTTGGTAAACAATCCTTTGTTGGAGTTAAGAAAGTCGATCAGCTGAAGCGAGGCGGCCTTCCCACGCCAGATGAACCGAAAGTCGATGAAGTCCGGCGGAGTGTGAGGCTGGTTACAGTCGATGACTATACCAAAGCTGCACGCTGTAACTGTAATGGTGTCGAACTTCATCTTAGGCATCAGTCTTTGTCCTTCCTATATATGAAGGTCATGGCTCCGATGTAGTAGTTACCGAGAGGGTTGCATGACACAGCGTCTGTCGAGGCGATAACTTCGATGACTAAAGTACCATCTGCTTCGAAGATGCGAACTTGGTCTCCGGCCTTGATGTCTTCGAACTCCACAGGGACCCATCCCTCTCTGGCGAGCTTTGTACAGCTTCTCCACTTGGTCACAGCATCGCCTTCTTGATGAGGACGAGACCATCCTCGATAAAGATACCAATGTTGAAGGTACCCAGCATAGACCACCACTCGCAGCGGTAGTGGATCCCGTTACGATCGATGAAGAAGCTGTTCACCGTCATAGGCTGGGAGTGCGGGATGTCTTC